TAAATACATGAGAGCTACTTTAGGGTAGCTCTTTTTTATTACAGGGAGGTGAGAAAATGGCAGAGAGCATTGAGCTTCAAATCAAGTCGGACGCGCAGCTAGCGACTAGAGCCATAAGCAATTTACAAAGTAAGTTGCAAGAACTTGGAAATACTCTCAATTCCCTCAATGGTGCAAGCATAAGCAATTTTGCGAGCGGAATGTCACAACTTGCAACATCACTTAGAAGCGTGAGCAGTATTAACACACGTACCTTTAGCAAGATTGCAACCAACATGGAAAAGCTCGGCAACCTTGATACTGCAAGACTTGTCAGCTCGGCAAGTGCCTTAAAGAGCATGGCAACAGAATTGTCGGGTTTTGCGAGCATCTCAAAGCAATCAGTAGAGATTACACAGCTAACAGCTTCAATCTCAAAGCTTGGTTCAAAATCAGCCGGTTATGCTGCGGATAACATCAGAAACCTCGGCAGTGCCTTGAAAGAGGTAATGACAACATTATCTAGCGCACCGAGAGTCAGCAACAACATTATTCAAATGACTAATGCACTTGCTAATCTGTCACAGCAAGGCTCGAAAGTCGGTTCGGCTAGTAGGTCACTTGTAACAGGCTTTTCAAACACAACCAAGTCAATTAAGAGTACAAGAAGTGGATTCAGGGGCTTAGCTTCAACTATCGGTAAGTTTTACGCAACTTATTGGTTGGTTATGCGAGCTGTAGGAAAAATAGGCGGTGCAGTTGATTTAGCGAGCCAATTAACAGAGGTTCAAAACGTAGTAGATACCACGTTTGGTGATATGGCAAGCAAGGTTGATGATTTTACAAAAACATCAATTCAAGACTTTGGAATGTCTGAACTGACGGTTAAGCAAATATCAAGCCGTTTCCAAGCGTTAGGTACTTCTATAGGCATTTCGTCAGAGCAAGTGGCAAATGGTACGGCAGTGGCAAATAAAGCTCTTATGAGCCAAAATAACACGCTATACAAGACTACAGACAGCATGGCTGATATGTCACTTAATCTTACAAGATTAGCCGGTGATATGGCTTCATTCTACGATGTAGACCAAGCTGATGTTGCAAAGAGCTTACAATCTATTTTTTCGGGAACAATTGCACCATTAAGGAGATACGGACTTGACTTAACACAAGCTACACTTTCAGAGTGGGCTATGAAAAACGGACTTGACGCAAATATCAAGTCAATGACGCAAGCCGAAAAGGTACTCTTAAGGTACAACTATGTCATGGCAAATACACAAGCTGCGCAAGGTGATTTCGCTAAGACCGCGAACACCTGGGCTAACAGTGTAAGAGTCCTTAAGCAAGAGTTTCAAGCATGGGGCAGTATCATAGGTAGCGTAGTAATCAATGCTCTAAAACCATTTGTTCAAGCCTTAAGCAAAGTAATGCTCAAGGTTATCAGCTTTACAAGAACTGTAGCTGACGCACTCGGAGCAATCTTCGGATGGACTATCGAGATAAGCGGTCGCGGTGCCACGGCTGACGGCATGGAGGACATAGCTGACGGAGTGGGCGATATTGGTGATAACGCTGATAGTTCCAATAAGAAAGCCCAAAAACTGAAAAAGACATTGCTTAGCATAGATGAGATACACGCACTTGACGATAACAGCGATAGTGGCAGTGGTGGCGGTTCAGGCAGTGGCGGTTCAGGTAGCGGTGGAGCTGGCGGTGGCGTTGATAGCTCACTGAAAAAGACCGATGGATTGATCGAAAAATATAAATCATCAATCAAAGACCTTTACTCACTCGGAAAGTACATCGGTGACGCTCTTGCGAGTGCTATGGAGAGCATTGATTGGAAGAAGATTTATCAGAAAGCTGACAATTTCGGAAAAGGACTTGCAGACTTCCTTAATGGTTTAATCAGCCCAAGGCTCTTTTACGATTTAGGTGCAACAATAGCCGGTTCGCTAAACACAGCTTTGCATTTCCTCAATTCATTCGGCACAACATTCGATTGGACTAATTTTGGCTTGTCGATTGCTAACGGCATTAATGGATTTTTTGAGAATTTTGATTTTGCGTTACTAGCAAAAACTATTAACGCATGGGCACAAGGAATATACACCATGCTAACCACGGCAATTAAAAATGTGTCGTGGAAAGACGTACTCAAAGGAATTACGGACTTTTTAAGCAATTTAGACATTAAAACTGTTGAGATAATAGTTGGCACATTGCTGATAAAAAAGATAATTTCGTTAAAATTGGGTTCAGTGGCACTCGCTTTTATTGGAAAATCATTATCAAAAGCGATAGCACAGGCAATAGCTTCAAAAATTGGATTTGAGCTTGTAGAAGGAGCTGGCATTGGAACGGCAATAATGCAAGCATTTAAAACCATTTTTGCTTCACTATCAACAAATCTTGGATTACTCATAGAGGGATTATTCAGTGGTTTAAGTTTGGGTGATGCAATAACGGCTGCATTCGGAACAGGGGCAGCAGACCTATTAGCAACAATCGGCTCTGCTTTTTCGGCAATAGCCGGAACAATTTTATCTATTGTGAATTTTGTCAAAATGCTAAAAGACGGATTTAGCTGGGTAAATGAGATTTTAATGGTGATAGGTGTTGCATTAGCCACAATCGGAGCAATATTAGCTGGCGTGGCAGCATTGCCAGCAGTAATTGTTGGAGCAATAGTGGCGGCAGTATCAACAATCGTTGTTTTAGTAAAAGATAATTGGAACACAATTTGTGAACTATTTTCAACGGTTGGCGATTGGTTCAATGGAAATGTCATTGAGCCTGTAGTTTCGTTTTTTAAAGATATGTGGAAAACCATAAGTGGCTTTTTCGGTTCTCTATGGAAAGACATAGTAACTGTGTGGCAAGGAGCTTCGAAATGGTTTAGTTCCACAGTAATTGAGCCGATAGTTGGCTTTTTTAAAGGCTTTGCTACACGAGCACAACAGATTTTTCAAGGTGTTTGGATAATAATTCAAGCAATTTGGATAGTAGCTTCAAGCTGGTTTAATAATAATGTGATTACTCCAATTTCAAATCTGTTTAACTTTTTAAAAACGTTTATACAGACAACGATACAGACAGCAAAAGATTTTGTATTTTCAACATGGCAAGGGGTGGCAAGTTGGTTTAGCGGTACAGTAATACAACCGATTTCAAACTTTTTTAATATGTTGAAAGCTGGCATAACATCGGCACTTAGCGTAGCAAAGAACTTTGTTATATCTACGTGGCAAGGAGTAGCGAGTTGGTTTAATGGCAATGTTATTTCACCTATCACAAACTGCTTTAATATCATGAAAAACGGAATTACAAACGCGTTTAATTATGTGTGGAGTTCAATAAGAGGCGGCGTTACAGGAGCCATGAACTACGTTATTTCTAAAATAGAAAACGGCGTTAATTTTGTTGTCAGTGGAATTAACTCTTTATTAAGAGGATTTAACAAAGTTGTTTCTATGGCCGCTAAGGTGGCTGGTGCAAATTGGAACGGAGTATCGTTAGTCCCGAAAGTGCACATTCCAAGGCTCGCTAGTGGTGGAATTTTCCCGAGGGGAGAGGACGGCATGGCTTTTATTAATCACAATGAGTTAGTCGGTAAATTCTCAAATGGTAGAAATGTAGTTGCAAACAATCAACAGATTACAGAGGGAATTAAACAGGCTGTCATGGAGGGCATGGCACAAGTAATGATGAACTCTAACACTGGCGGAAATTCTGCACCTATCATCGAAAATGTGTTTAAGTGCGACAGTGAAACGCTCTATCGCATGACACAGGTAGGTAAAGCAAAGCACGGACAACGATATATTGTAGCAAATGAATTTGGCTAAGACACTCACCCTTGCGTGGGTGTCTTTTTGCGAGGTAACAATATGGCAATGATGTTAGTAGACGGAGTGGAATTACCTACTCCATCAAGCTTTGAATGGGGCTTGATTGATGTGTCTGCAATTGATAGTGGACGAACACAAGACGGCAAAATGCACAAGAATAGAATAGCGCAGAAACGACAAATTAAATTGTCGTGGAATGGTACAGACAAGGCTAGGACAGCAAAGATACTTCAAATGGTAAATCCGGAATATATATCGGTAGCATATCCTGACGCTATGAGCGGTACTGATGAAACACGTACATTCTATGTGGGTGACAGAACTGCACCTATCAAGATATGGACTGTTGGCAATAAGAGGTATGAGGTATTAAGCTTTTCTCTCATAGAAGTATAAGGCGGTGATTTAATGCTTAACGTATCGGCTAAATGGCAAAGGGCAGTAATGCTTGACAATGACATAAACGTAAATTGCTTTGCCGACATAGTTACAACTAATGGTGAAAAAATCCCTATTAGTGATAGTGAGCTGTGGGCGAATGGCTTCGAGGTTAATGACTCAACATCAAGCAATGGCACTTTTACAATTGGGGCTTTGATTGCCGGAAAACTGAAAATTAAGCTGAATAACATTTACGAGGATTACAGCAAGTATGATTTTGACAAGGCAAGCGTAACAGCATACGTTTCAAAAAGCTTTTCTGACGGCACAAGTGAAAAACTAAAAATCGGTGAGTATAGAGTCAGCGAGACAAGCTATGATGGCTCACTCATAACGCTTACTTGCCTTGACAATATTAACAATTTCAATCGCGAGTACGATAGCAATTTAAGTTACCCTACGACAGCGTATGAGGTAGTCAGAGACGCTTGTATTAAGTGTGATGTACCTTTTACTATGGCGAGATTTGATAACTCTGATTACACGATTAATGAGATACCAAGTGATAATCAAAAACTCACATATGGACAGGTAATAGCTTACATCTTACAGTTAAGTGGATTATGGGGCAAGTGCGGTCACGATGGTGAATTGTTTATCGGTTGGTATGATATGAGTCAGTTTGACAGCCAAGGTTACGATGGTGGAACTTTTAGCACAAAAACTACACCATACTCTGACGGAGATACACTGAATGGTGGAAATTTCACCGATTATTCAAGCGGAGATAGCGTTGATGGTGGAACATTTACAGAAGCGAGAAATTACCACAATGTTTACACGCAAAAAGACTTGAATGTTGCGACTGATGATGTTGTTATCACAGGTGTTAAAGTTATTGTAACCTCAAAAGAGGATAAGGCAAAAGATGTTAATACACTTGCCGGAAAAGAGGGATATGTAGTCTCAATCTCTGACAATCCCTTCATTCCGGCAGACAAGGCACAGACAGTTGCAAACTATATCTTCAAAAAAATCGGTGGCATGAGGTTTAGACCTCTTGACGCTACACTCTTGTCAAACCCACTGATTGAGAGCGGAGATGTGGCACTTGTGACAGACCGCAAGCAGAATACCTATAGCTGTTTTATCTCCAACCGAACATTTACAGTTGGAAGTGGCACTAAAATTTCGTGCGATGCCGAAAATGCTTCAAGAAATAGTGCTGATAAATTTAGTAATGAGACAAAGGCTATCGTACAGGCTAGGGAAGTTGCACAGGCAAAACTAAGTGTATATGATAAGCAAATGCAATTGCTGACACAGCTAATGTCTCAATCGCTCGGACTTTTTAAGACTGAACAGGTGCAAGAGGATGGCTCAATTATTTACATTATGCATAATAAAGCCGACCTTAATTCGAGCAACATACAGTGGAAAATGACGGCTAATGGCATGGCTGTATCAAGTGACTATGGTAAAACGTGGAATGCTGGAGTTGACAAAGACGGAAACGCTGTTTTCAATATTATGTCAGCTATTGGCATTAATTTTGACTGGGCGCATGGTGGAACACTCACTTTAGGCGGTGAGAATAACACAAACGGCAAGCAGTATGTCAAAGACGCAAACGGAAAGACACTTGTAACGCTGGATAACAAAGGATTGACACTTGATAGCAGTGTGAAAATTGCTTGGGATAATGTGGCTGACACTACTGCTAAAGTCACTCAAATAACCAAAGACACAGTGACTACAAGCTATGTAAATGCACTTGATGTTAAGGCTGGTTCAGTTGACGCGGAGGACATCACAGGAACAACAATTACTGGCAAGAATATTGTTGGCGGAACAATTGATATTGGAAATGGAGTGTTTGTAGTTGACAACGATGGAAAAGTAACCGCTTCAAATTTTAATATGTCCGGTGGAAGTATTGCACTGAACGGAAATTTAAGTAATTCAACGATTGATTTAACAGCTACTGACAATTCAGGAAACAATTATGAGCTTTGGATGAATGGTGCGGTCTTGCGAATTGTTAAAAATGGTGAGAATTTGATTACACTTTATGGAGCCACAGGCTCTATAGGTGCACAGACAATGTATGCTCAAGAGATAGGCTCTGATAAATTTAGAGAAACCGATAGAGGATATGCAATGTGTGGTGACGCAACAGGGCATACATACCATTGCGGTTGGAATGGCAGCGCCTTGAGTTTCCAAGTTGATACTACTTGGGTATGGAGTTCTTCGGATAAGCGCTTAAAAAAGAACATTAAAGCAATTAGCCAAGATTATATTGATGCAGTGAGTTCAGTTGATTTATTCCAATACAATCTTAACAGGCAAGGATATTCAGACAAACCGTTATATTTTGGAGCAATGGCACAGGATATAATCGAAAACCTTAAAGATAAAGGACATGTCAATGAAAAACTTGATATGATTTTCCAAAACAAAGCAACATCGGATGATGATACACTGTACTATGGCATGAACTATGAGCAATTCTTAATCTTAAGGCTTGCCGGAAACGAGCAGAAGATTTATAAAATGCAAAAACACATAGATGAATTGGAAGATAAGTTTTCAAGGTTGTGTCAGAAATTAGGCATTGATAAAAGCGAGGTGTAACTTATGGCAATTCAAATGAGAAGAGGGGCATACGCGCAGTTTGACCCCTCAAAAATGAAAGCTGGGGAATGGGCGGTATCGACTGACTCCGACACAAAAAAACAGCAGATATGGATGTGCTTCGCACCCGGAGTAGTTAAGCGAATGGGAACTGTTGAGGATTTTGACGTTGAAATTCAAAGACTTATTCGAAGTTATCTTGACGACATAGCTCAATCTGTATCACAGGCTCAAAAATCAGCGCAAACTGCGACAGAAAAAGCCACCTCGGCAAGCGATTCTGCTTCACAGGCTCAAAAATCAGCGCAAACCGCTTCACAAAAAGCAAACGAGGTCGCACAAGCTTCAGGAAAGATTGATACGGCGGTAAGTCAAGCAAACGCAGCTACAAAGGCTGCAAATGAAGCCGCGCAAAGAGCAGAACAGCAAGCCGGACTTGTCGAGCAAAAAGCAAACGGAAGAGGTATTACTTTTTCCGTGACAAGTGCCGGATTACTCAATGTAAGCAAGGAGGATTAGATATGAGCGGAATAGACATTATATCAGACACAACAGGGCAAGCAATTGTTGAGAGTATTAAAGCCCTTGGCACAAAATTAAGCGAGGGAAGAGTTATTTATGGTGTTCACATTAATGGCGCGGATAGTAGTCCCAAAACAAGAGTCAGATATTTAGCGGACGCAGTAGGCATGACTCCGGCACACATGAATTTCACGAACGGAACTTTTGATTATGGCTCATGGGCGAATGCCTTTTTTATGCCAAAACCATGTATGCTTAAGACCAATGGGCAAGTTGACTATTACCTCAATGAAAACGACTTGGCTAAAAAAATAGATGGCAGTGCGTCAGATATAGCAAACGTTGATTACGATGGAAATGCTATGATGGAATGGGGCAATGGCACAGACATTATATGGTGGAAAATCGCACCCGACAAGGGCAATCCAAACAGTGCAAGCCTTTATGTTGCTAACTACCAAGCGGATAAAGATTTTAAAAATTTGAATTTTATTGACATTAACGGCAATGAAAAATCTCATTTTTACACACCGATTTATAACGGTTCACTTGACAGTAACAATAAGCTACGCTCAATAAGCGGTCAGACAGCCATTAAATCAAAGACACTCAGTCAAGAAATGGCATATGCAAGAGCCAATGGCACAGGATATGAAATCGAGCAATATGTTGACAGACTTTTGATTAATATTTTACTTATCATCATGGGAAAATCTACCGACACACAAGATGTATTCGGGCAAGGCATGAGTGAAAATGATTTTAATGAAAACTTATTGCTTAAGACCGGTACAATGAATAGCAAAGGCTTATTTTGGGGTGAAAATGCCGGAAAAGCTGGAGTTAAAGTATTCGGTATGGAGAACTATTACGGCAATCAGTGGAGAAGAACAGTTGGACTTATCCTTGCTAATGGTACAGCAAAGGTTAAATTATCCCCATCCGTAAAAGACGGAAGTAGTGCAACCAACTACAACACTGACGGAACAGGATATATCGAGATGCCTAATTCAACTCCTAGTGGTACAAGTGGCGGATATATCAAAGATATGTTATACACGGCATTAGGCATGTTTCCAACATCAATTACAGGCTCATCATCGACCTATTATCCTGATGGCTGTTGGTTTAATATTGCAATAATAGCCTTTCCTCGTTTCGGTGGCTTCCTGGCCAGCGGCCGTCGTTGTGGCGCGTTTTCCGTGACCTTGGACACCGTGGCTGGTTTTGCGGTGTGGAGCGTCGGGGCTTCTCTTTCCTACAAATAACTTGCAACAGGGAACATATTAAAATTTTAGTAATAAACAGAAAGGTAAGGTGCATTGAATATGACAGAATACAAGCTCGTAGAAAGTATGCAATCGGACAAGCCACTTGATATTGATATAACATCTTCTCCGAATATCGTTTATCAGCGAAAAAATATTAAATCGGTTGAAGCAACAGGGAGCGAGGATGATTTTACTTACAAGCCTAAGCATTGGGAGTACGAAGAACGTGAGTTGACACAGGACGAATACTCACAGTATCTTATTGCTATGGAACAGGCAAAAGAGATTAACGAACATTCTGATGAAGAAGCAATAGACAACTATACAAGGCAGTTAATGGATGAGGGGGTGCTTTAATATGAGAATTTTAGTTGAAAGCCTTAAAAGGCTATACGAGAGTGACAGAGTAACCAAGGAAGAACTACTCGACAGGGTGGCAAGCGGTAAAATATCGCAAGAGGAATATGAGTACATTACTTCGCAAAAAGTTGTATAGTCGGCATATTTCGACAAAATAAAACACTTTAAAGTGTTACAGTAATGATGTTCTCAAACAAGAGAACTCTTCAAGTTTCGGTAGGGCGGTGGATTTTTCTGCCGTCCTTATTGACGTTTAAGAACAAATGTTCTATAATATGATGTATCGGAGGTGGTATTGTATGGAATATAAGGATGAAATAATTAAAATGATTGAGGGTGTGGAGGATAAAGACCTGTTGCTGTACTTGTACATATTTATTAAAGGAAAAATAGAGGCAGAGTAAAAACTCTGCCTTGTGGTTATATTTTCTTTTCCCAAACGTTACCGCACTTTGAACACACAAACTTTGTTTTGCCGCTCTTACCTTTAATTCCGGTAGCAGTACCGACAACGGCACCGACAGGCCCGAAGAGACCACCTACTGTGTTACCAACAAGTGCTTTACCGAATGAGAATTTTTTCTTGGTATCAACAGGTATGCCAACACCATCGCAACCCCATTTAGGACATTTAACAGTTTTACTCATAATAAAATACCACCTTTCTTATTAATTTGATTTATTTTGAGTATTTTCATACATCACATCTATTAAATTCATAATACTTTCTTGCTCTTTATCCGACAATTTAGATAACTTAAATACATAATCTTTGAGCTTGCTGTCTATATTTGAAAGTTCATAATCTATATTTGCTTGTTCAAATATAGGATTACTTTCTTCACCTGTAACTAGATATGACAAGGTAGTTCCTAAAAAATCAGCAATTTTCTGCATATTCTTAGTTTTTGGCTCGCTCTTTCCTCTTTTCCAGTCGGATAGAGTCATGTTTGAAATGCCTGTAGCTCTTGAAACATCGGCATTTTTCAAGCCTTTTTCGTCTAGTAATTTCTGATAATATTCATACATAAAAAATCCCTCATAAATTATTATGGAAAACTTTAAAATAATGCTTGACAATTAAAGAAAACCATAATATACTAGACCTAGATTAAGGAAAGCCTTAAAACCTAGGTTTTAATTTTGTTATTTTGTTATCTTGGTAAGTTTCATTGTAACGGATTTCCTTAATAAAATCAATATATTTTTAAGGAAAGGAGCGTAAAAAATGAATAATTCTAAGAAATATGCTCAATCATATTCGAGATTTGAGCAAATTTTGAAGAAAAAGGGTATCACATCATACCGAGTAGCAACAGACTTGAACTTTTCACCTATGTTACTTTCAGACTGGAAGAGAGATAAAAGCAAGCCTAAGTTAGACACAATGATTAAAATTGCAAGCTATCTTGATGAGCCGGTTGAAAGTTTCGTGGATTAGAAAGAAAGGAGCAGAAATGAGGTTGTTCGTGAGAAAAGAAATGCTCAACACATTAAAAAGCATTGACAGTACTTTAAAACGTATTGAGCAGAGTTTAGGCGTGGAGAAGCCTCGAAATGAAAGAGCAGAGGCTACATCACACGGCTATGGAGAATACATGAAAAATGCTATTGTTGGAGCCATTCATGATATTTCCCAATAAGTATCATTGCAATTACAGACGACTCGGCACGAATCCTTGCGCTTTCGGACGGGGCGTTAGCTATTTCTGGTCTTTCGTTTAAGATTTTTTCTAACTTATCGAAATAGCTTGAATCTAATTTTGCAATAAAATCATTAAAGTCTTTCACAGGTAACTCACCTCCTTGTTATCTAATGAGGAGATTATAACACAGAAAGGAGAAAACATGAACGATTTACAAATTTTCAACAATGAAGAGTTCGGAGAAATCAGAACCATCTCTAAAGATGATGAAGTTTTATTCTGCCTTGGAGATTTATGCAGAATATTAGAACTTACAGCAAAGGGAGTAAAACAGAGACTTGATGACGAGGTAATTTCAAATTACCCCATCCCAGATTCACTTGGAAGAATACAGAACACCATATTTGTTAATGAAGATGGTTTGTATGATGTAATTCTTGATAGCAGAAAAGAAAACGCAAGGAAGTTTCGCAAGTGGGTTACGAGTGAAGTACTTCCATCAATCAGAAAGACAGGAAGTTACGGAATGCCAAAGACCACAGGCGGACAGATACAGCTTTTGGCACAGGGCTACACAGAATTAGAGCAGAAAGTAAACGACATCAAAGATGATGTGAGCGAGCTTAAAGAAAATGTACCACTTTACAGTTGCGATATTGACGAGATACAACAGCACGTTAAGCGCAGAGTTGTAAATATCCTTGGTGGCAAGCAGAGCGAAGCATACAGGGATAACAGTATCAGGCATAAGACATTTTCTGATATATGGACACAGTTAAAGCGTGAGTATGGTTGCGTATCTACTTATAAAAGCATCAAGAGGAAGTACATAGACGATGTGCATGAGTTTATTGATTGCTATGTCGTGCCTAAGTATCTTGATGAGCTTATTCAGGACGCAAACGCTCAACAGAGTTTTGCATAGTGAGGTGATTGTATGAGAAAAAGAACTTTGAAAGAGAAGTTTTACACCGGTTGTGGCTATTCGATTTTCGGAGCATTAGCATTTGCATTTTTCCTTGGATTATCGGTGGCATACGGAATTAAGACAGCGAGTATTATCGTTGGGGCAATCGTAACAGTATTTTGGCTGATACTAATTGCATTTTGTCTCATAGAGGAGGGCGAACCGCATGAGAAAAAGAAACCTGATATTGATGTTATCAATTTCAATAATTGGAACTATGACCTTAAAGCCAATAGCAACGAAAGCAGATAGCAAAATTGAGCTGACAGCCGGAGTTACTTCCTATTTAAATGATGTAATGCTTGGAAAGGTTGAGCCAACAGTAATTCAGAATGAGCCGGTTGTAGTTGAGCAGACCTATAAAGAACCAACAGTTCCAACTTGCCGTAAGAAATACAGTTGTAGCCGGTTTAAGAAGCTAGGGCGAGTCAGATATGGCAATTACACATATACGTGGTACTCACAGAGAGTGTTACCTGGAGGTGGGCTCAATATACCGGGCAGGCATCTAAACGAGCATGGACTTGTTGTAGATGAAAACGAGTATGTAGTAATTGCGAGTGATGATTTACCACACGGAACTGTAGTTGATACTCCTGTTGGCATACAAGGGATTGTATATGACGAAGGGAGTGGAAATGGAAATCTTGACATCTACTGCGATTGGTAGCCAATTGAAGCGTCAGAGTGCTAACGATTACCTACAAGAACTATATCGAGCTAAACGGCACAAAGACAAATCATTTGACTTTCAAGCGTTACTAGACAAAGAAACGGAGAAACTAAATGAGCGACAATGTAAGACGAATTAAGTTAGGTGATACGAGATACAAACTCAAACCACTGACTAGAGAGCAGAAGCTATTACTTGACAAGACTCATTGCGTGGCTAATGAGTGGCTTTTCGTATCAGAATCGGACTCATACCTGAGAGTTGTTAAAAAATCAAGCCTACATGGGAACTTGATTCTAAAAACCATAAACAAATAGAAAGAGAGGAAATGCAATGAAGATTACACACGTATTTGCGCAGAATTTTTGTAAATTCTATGGCAAAAACACATTAGACACAGATTTTTCAATGAAAACTGTGTTGTCCGGTCAGAATGAAGTCGGCAAATCAACAGTTAAGAGAATTATCCTTGATGTGCTGAATTGCCACGATGAGAATGACAGAGAAATTACAGGCATAAGACCGCACGATGAAAACGGAGTCGAGATTGACGATGTTGACATTGTGAGGGCTGTTACCTTTGAGATTGACGGAAAAGCAAAGACTCTGAAAAAGGTTACAAGGCAGAAACGCAACAAAAAGGGTGAGATTACAGGCAGTGTTACTGATTACTCAATCAATGATGTGCCTTACAAAATGGCAGACTACAATCAGTACATCAATGACAACATGGCAGAGCTTGGAGTATTACCATTTTGCTTAAATTCCATGACATTACTTAACAAGTCACAGGCAGAGCAGAGATTAGCACTTGCAAGCTATTTTGGAACACGTACCGATGAAGAAATCTGCGATATGTTTCCACAGTTCGCTGAACTTAAGCCAATGTTTGATGATGGCGGTGTAGACCAGCTTAAAAAAGTATGTCGTGGCAAGCTAAACGGCACAGGTGGTAGGAACGGTAGTAAAGGACTGATTAAGGAAAGAGACGAAATCTCAACGAGGATTGATACAATCCATTCCACCAATGAGTATACAGACCTTGCAGAGCTTGAATTACAAAAGAAAACCTATGAGCCACAGCTTAAGGAAATTGAAGATAAGCTATCTGACTACAACAAGATTTTAGAGGACAAGCAGAAAGCTACAGAGGACATTATGAACCTTAAATTTGAGCTTTCAGACATGGAGAGAGAAGCCAATGCTGACAATCAGAAAAAGCGTATGGAGCTACAGGCACAGCTTGATGACTTCAATGCTTCAATTCACAAAGGAGAGTCAATGATAAGAGCCAAAAAAGCTAACATTGAAAACTTTGAAGGTTCGGTTAGATTTTGCACAGAGAACTTAGCAAAGGTACGTGCTGACTGGAAAAAAGCAAAGGCACTTTCCTTTGATGAAAGCAGTGTTAATTGCCCGATGTGTGGTCAGAGATTGCCGGAAGATAAGGTGGAGGTCTTAAGAGCCGAATTTGACGCTCTAAAAGCAAAGAGCCTTAAAGAGCTTGAAGATAGGGGCAATGCACTGTCAAACGATAGCAAGGAGCTTAAACAAGCTATTGAGGATAAAAAGAAAGAAATAGCTGACCTTGGGGTAGAGCTTAAGGAGCTGACAGAAAAGTGTGACATTGTTGCTAAAGAGCTTAGAAAAGTACCTACTGATGTTGACATGACAGGCAACAGCGAGTATCAGACACTTAAAGCTAAAATCGAGGAAAAGGAGAAAGCTCTTGCAGATGAAAACGATACATCAGAACTTATCAGAAAACTCAAAAACGAGCGAAGCGAACTGTTAAGGCAAGTTTCATCGACTAATGCGAGGATTGAGCTTGGTGTGGCAAATAACAAGCGTATAGATGATAGCATAGCCGACCTTGAGACAAAGAGAACAGACCTCAATCAAGAGATAGCCGATTGGGAGAGAAAGCTTGACTTGCTGAAAGAGTTCACACGTAAGAAAAACGAACTCTTACAGGCTGATGTTAATAAGTATCTGAATTTTGCCACAGCAAAGCTGTTTAGACCGCTCTTAAATGGTGATACCGAGGAGTGCTGCGACTTTGTTTACAATGGTGAAGCATATGCGAGAAATCTCAATCATGGTGCGAGGATGTTAACGGAAGTTGACATATGCCGAGCTTTTCAGAAAGCGGCAAACGTTAATTTTCCAATTATCATTGATGATACAGAGAGCGTTGACGATTGGAGAATACCACAGATTGATAACCAGTTGATTATGTTAAAGTACACACAGGACAAAGAGCTTGTGATTGAAAATATGGAGGTATAGAAATGATTAAAGCAGAAGACGGAGAAGTTACATTTAGAGGTACAAGAAGCAACGTTATGGCAGAAGCGGTTACTGTTTTACGTGCGCTTAAAGAGACAGTTTCAGAGGAAGAGTACAAAACAGTGATTAGACTTGCTGATAAAAGCAGGGAGCAGTTAAGCGACGAAGTCAAGAAAATGAGAGAAGAAACCGAGAGAATGAAGAAGAACTCAAAAAGTTACTTGGATTATAGGAGGTATAGACATGAGTATTAAGAAGAGAAATTATTATATGGGCGGTAAAAAGCATACCGTAGAGCTTAAGTATGACGGATATATGTACACAGTCATATCTGACGGAGTTCTATTCAAGCAGACACCTAATGAACTGTTTGCGGTTCAGGTTTTCAATGAGATTTAGGAGGATTAATTATGGCAGAGAATACAGCAGTTGCGGAAAAGAAAACATTTAGCATGGTGCTAACGGATAAGCTCGACAACGTATCGGAAGCGCTACCAAAGGATTTTAACAAGGCTAGGTTCGTGCAGAATGCATTAGCACTCATTAATGATAACCCAGCATTACAGAAATACAGCCAATCACAGCTCACAGCCGGACTTTTAAAAGGCGCTTATCTTGGCTTGGATTTTTACTCAAAGGAGTGTTACTTGGTGCCTTATGGAAATCAGCTTAACTATCAGACGGATTACAGAGGTGCTAAGAAATTGGCAAAGAAGTATTCTATCAGACCGATTAAGGACATTTATGCAAAGTTGGTTCGTCAGGGAGACAGCTTTGAGGAAAAGATTGTAAGTGGAGAACAGACTTTTGATTTTAAACCGCTTCCATTCAATGATGGAAAAATAATCGGTGCGTTTGCCGTTTGCTTATATGCTGATGGCGGTATGCAGTATGACACAATGAGTCTTGCAGACCTTGAAAACACAAGAAAGTCAAGTAAGGCAAGCAATAGCCCAGCTTGGAAAAATTTCACAGGTGAGATGTATAAGAAAACTGTACTTCACAGGCTTTGCAAGCACATTGAGTTGGATTTTGAGAATCCAACACAGCAGAACACATTCTTAAGCGGAATGGAGATTGAAACTGACCCACAGAAGTTAGCTGAAAATGATATTGAGCAGAACGCAAATAGCGTAGATTTTGACGAGGACAGCATAATTGATGTAGAGCCGACCGACATAGCCGACAAGCAGTCAGAGGAGCTACCGCCATTCATGCAGAGTGAGGAGAGCTGATATGAGAGTAATTTCACAGCACGGCAATGTTGATTTGCCTTATGAGCAGTTAGTTGTGTGCCACGCAATGGAGAGCGTTATAGCACTATACAATGGAGAGAAATACGTATTAGGCAAGTACTCTTCCAAAGAGAAAGCGTATAAGGCCATGGAAATGCTAAGAGAAGCATATATCGGTATGCCTATCGTAATGCAGAATGTCGCTATTTCAGAAGATGTGGCAAAGGAATTTGAAAGATTAAAGAAACGTGGCATTATGGTGCGAGCAGAAAATCAGCCGTCAAAAGTAGATTTTATCAACAATGCCGTTTTTCAGTTCCCACAGGATAATGAAATCGAGGTGTGAGTATGAAAATTATTAAAGGTAAAGAGAAAGAATACAAGGATTGGTACGGATGTGCAGTTAGTATTCTTTCACAATGTTGGGAATACGGAGAGTATTTGAGAAAGTGGCATAACAAAAAGTATGACTATGACGGAGACGGAGCTGTAAATCCAGCAATTATGACAGTAGGTGCGAAATGATGAAACTTAAATGTATAGCCACAGGAAGTACGGGGAACTGCTACACCTTAACTTCCAACAGTGGAGAAACACTTATCCTTGATTGCGGAATCTCAATTAAGGAGATTAAAAAAGGCTTAGATTGGCACATAAGGGGGATAAAGGGCATGATTATAAGTCATGCCCACCTCTAGACCATAGCAAGTCATTAAACGATTTTAAGGTTATGGGAATACCGATTTATGCACCATATTTGAAGATTGATTATATGTCAATGAATATGGGCGAATTTACAGTAAAACCCTTTGATTTGACAACAATAGACGGAAGCTGGACACATACAAATGCAGACGGAACACCCTGTCCGATATTCGGCTTTCTGATTACTCACAAGGAAATGGGGAGAATGCTTTACATAACCGATTGCGAGGTTGTCAAGTGGAAGTTTAAAGACATAAACCACATTCTCTTAGGTGTGAATTATGACAAGGATTTAATCGACAGGGATAACGCAGGCAAAGCTAATCACGTATTCAGAGGTCACTTATCCATTGACACAGCTTGTGATTTCGTTAAGGTAAATTATTCAGATAGTTTGCAGAACGTCATAATGTGCCATTTATCAAGTGAGAATTCTGATAGAGATAGTTTTATCGAGAAAATGAAAAAAGCTGCTTGTGGGGCGAATGTGGATGTCGCAGAGCGCAACAAGGAATGGCTACTTGCTAATCCTAATGAGTGCCCTTTTTAGAAAGGAGAATATATGGCTAAAAAGAAAGGAACAGGAGTAAGTCCTCTTACTAACCGGATTTATTACGGAACCCTAGATACGGATAAGCACATGTGGATAGGGCAGAAAACAGATATAACAGATAGTGCAATAGCTTCTGTATTTGAATGGTTCATGGCGAATATGGAGGGAAAACAAGAGTATTCTATTACATATCCAGAGACAGATTTTGAGTTAGTTATGAGAAGAAAGGCTAAGAATGATTAAAGGCAGAAAAGTATACGACCCATTAACTGACACTTGGAGCACAGGTTATTGGGTTGCGGATGATAAAGGAAATTATTACCCAATATGGTAGAAGATTTGGACAGATTGGAGCTGCGAATGAGAAACTTTTATAGCGGTATCAGTAATGATAAAACACAATTTTTGATAAATATGAATTGGTATAAGGACAATGATGTAGAGGCTTGTTTTAACCATAGTAAAATTTTTCATGGATTGCCTAAAAACTGCAGCATTGAAAAAAATGATTTTGAATTAGTATATTTAAAATTTGAATGGATTGGTAATACATATTACCCACAAGAAAGCGATAAAAGCGAAGGACAACCAATTAGGGTATATAAAATCAAGATGTAAATAATAAATATATAATTCTGAAAAGGAAAAATATCCTAATACAGAACAGAAATACATGCTTTGAATCAGTGATGAGGAGAAAAGTTGAAAATAATTAAAAGTGGAAAGGAGCAGTAATGGAGAGATTAACAGATAACAGACACACCAATGCCGACAGAATAAGGAATATGTCGGATGAAGAGTTGGCGGAGTCGATGCCTTGTCCATACATGAAAGACCCATACGATGAATGCATTCATGGTTGGCATGATTATGATTGCAATAAATGTAAACTCGAATGGCTTCAATCAGAAGTGGAATAGGAGAGAATATGGAAGATAGATATTTATTTAAGGCAAAGAGGCTTGATAATGAAGAATGGGTGCAAGGTTATTTAGTGTACGATAACAGGGACAAGTTGTACAGGATAATTATGGAGATTCAATATTCCACAGGAACTTGCATAACAACAGATATTGCCCCAAGAGTTGATGTATCCACAATCTGCCAATGCACAGGTTTGAAAGACAAGAATGGTAAGCTGATTTGGGAAAATGATATTGTCAGAGATGAATATGATTGTGTCAAGCCAGCCAAATTACCTATCGGTGCGAAACGGAATTTATGGAGCACTAAAAGCCTTGAAGTGGAGGTTGTCGGCAACAGATTTGACAATCCAGAGTTATTAGAAAGCGAGGAAAATTAGATGAATCGTGTAATTCTATGTGGGAGACTGACTAGAGAGCCAGAGATTAGATATTCACAGACAGTAAACGGAAGTATGGCAGTAGCAAGATATACATTAGCTGTTGACAGAGCTTTTAAGAAAGAGGGCGAACAGGCAGCAGACTTTATTAACTGTATCGCATTTGGCAAGAATGGAGAGTTTGCAGAGAAGTATTTACATCAGGGAACTAAGATTATCGTTGAGGGCAGATGGCAGACAGGCAATTATACTAACAAAGACGGACAGAAAGTCTACACTAATGATTGTGTTGTTGAAAAACACGAATTTTGTGAAAGTCGTGCTAATCAGCAGAACAATAACAGTAACGGAATTATGGGCGGTAATACTAATTCAGATAGCTTTATGTCAATTCCAGATGGCGTAGCTGATGAGGGATTACCATTTAATTAAAGAGGTGTGAGTATGAAAGAGAGTGAAGCAATAGAAGCAATACAGTTTGATTTAGAAATAGGCGGTGAAATACATTCTCAGGTATTGCACGATGCTGTTGATGTGGCAATACAGGCACTTGAAAAAGTACAACAGTACCGGGAAATCGGTACGCCGGAAGAATTACAGGATATGAAAAGCGATTATTTTGAAGTATTAAGTGATTGGCGTCAATATCGCAAGATTGGGACTGTGGAAGAGTGCCGGACGGCGAGAGAAAAGCAGATACCGAAGAAACCGGATTTTACAGAAGATAAAGAATTTGCTTTATGTCCTTGTTGCAATGGGAAAGGTTTATTTGATAAGCAGAAATATTGTGATAATTGTGGTCAGAAAATAGATTGGTCAGAAGAAAGTGAGGAATAATATGGAAGAGAGCGAAGCAATTAAGGAACTACATGGAATAAGACCGAGAGGCGGTATTATTCCGCAAAAAAGAGCCGAGGCTTTAGATGTGGCAATACATGCGCTTGAAAAACAGATACCCAAGAAACCTATCATGAAGCAGTATTTTGAAGATTTGGAAGAGAAGTACTTGTGCTGCCCGACATGTGGAGAAATTTTGACAGACAGAATACCGGCTGATAATAAGACTTTCTGCTTTCATTGCATGAATTGCGGTCAAAAATTAGATTGGAGCGATGAAGAATGAGATTAATTGACGCAGATGACTTAAATTTTCAGGAGCAGCACTATAACAAAAGCCAGATGAAAGCGATTCTTGATTTTGTGGATGCACAGCCGACCGCCTACGATGTAGACAAGGTTGTGGAGCAGTTAGAAGAAACTAAGGCTTATATGCTATATGAGAATATGAACGCTGATGTTAAGTGGATTGATAAGGCAATCGAGATAGTGAAGGCAGGTGGTAAGAATGAGTGATTTAATAAGCAGAAGCACAGCAATGAAGAATTATTGCAATGCGTTGTGTCCTAAATTGCAAAAAGGCGAATACTGTAACAATTGTATCGTTAAAGCATGGCTGAATAATCAGCCGACCGCTTATGATGTAGACAAAGTTGTGGAACAATTAAAGTTGACTTCAAAGACTGCACTTGATTTGGCAATAAAAAGAATACCGGGATTTAGATTTATGGCACCTGGTTTTCAAGCTTTGATAGATGAGTGTTTTGAAGAAGCTGTGGAAATAGTAAAGGCAGGTGGCAACTCTTGAATTATCAGAACATAGCAAGAGCCAAGGCAATAGAACAGGAAAATAAAAAGCGACTATTGAAGCTCAATCCAAAACTGAATGACAAAAGCGGGATATACTTCCTACTCCGAGAAGATGAAAACGGATTTAAGTATGCGTATATCGGACAGGCGGTACATACACTTAGCAGATTGGCAAGCCACCTTGTAGGCTACGAACAGCACATAGACCTTAGTTTACGCAAACACAAGCTGTACGACAAAGAGAAAAATCCTTATGGCTGGAGAGTTGAATTTCTGAATTTTCCCGAAAGTCAGCTTGACGAAAAGGAGAAGTATTACATCAAGCTATATGCTGACAAAGGCTATCAGCTTAGAAATGTTAGCATTGGCGGACAGGGTGGAAATCGTGATAGTGGTTCAATAGGCGAGAGAAAAGCACCCAAAGGCTATTTACAGGGCATACAGCAGGGCAGAAAGAACCTTGCAAGGGAATTATCCAATATAGTGGAAAAGCACCTTAAAATCGAATTGAGAGAAGATAAAGCTAATAACAAGGTGTCGCAGAAGCAGTATGAGAAGTTTATGGATTTATTGAAAGTAGGTGGCAATGATGAAGATTGACGAAAGCACAATAAATCACAATGCCGTAAGGTTGATTGACGACATAGTAACTGACTTTGTGGACAATAATGTTACCGAATGTGATGACAGCTACAAGACGATTACTATCGGCTATATCAAGGGTATCTGTGATATGGCTAATGCTATGAAAGAAGTTTTGAAAGTTGACTAAAAACCAAAGAAAGGAAATAAAAATGGAGATTAATGTTGATAAATCAATAGTTTCCAAAAGCATAAAGCATTATGGCGAGGGAATGCAGTCGGTGGTATGCATGGAAGAGCTTTCCGAGCTGTCACAGGCAATCAGCAAGGAAATTAGAGGTATAGGTGACAGGAGCAATCTTGTTGAGGAAATGGCAGATGTAATTATCTGTTTGGAAATTTTGAAACAGATTTTTGCCGTAACCAATGTTGAGATTGAAGAATGGGTGAAATTCAAACAAGGGCGAAACTTGAAGAAAATAGGAGATTAATTAAATGGCAGAACGTAGAATGTTTGCTAAGAAAATAACTGAAAGTGACGCTTTTCTCGATATGCCGAGCAGTACTCAAATGCTTTACTTTCACCTATCTATGAATGCTGACGATGATGGATTTGTTAATAATCCCAAGAAAATACAGCGAATGTGCGGTGCTAGTGATGATGATTTTAAACTGTTGATTGCAAAATCGTTTGTAATCTTATTTGAAAGCGGAATTATCGTTATTAAGCACTGGAAAATGCACAATTACATACAGTCCGACAGATACAGACCTACTGATTATGTAGACGAAAAATCCATGCTTGGAGTCAAGAAAAACAAAGCATACACGCTTGACGAAAGCAAGATGTATACAAAGTGTATACAAGATGTATCCGTAGGTAAGAATAGTATAGGTAAGGTTAGGTTAGGAGAGGATAGTATAGTTAAGGATAGTAAAGGGGAGAGTGTGAGAGGGGAAAAAGCAAAACGCTTTATCCCCCCAAGTGTTGAAGAAGTCGAGCAGTACTGCATTGAGAGAAACAATAACATTGATGCTCAATCATTTATTGATTTTTATGAATCCAAAGGCTGGATGATTGGCAAAAACAAAATGAAAGACTGGAAAGCAGCAGTCCGGACCTGGGAAAGAAGTCGAAAACAGGAAAATAAAGAAAATGTGTTTGATGAATGGAGAAATGCTTAATGACAAGAGATGAAACAATTAAACTCTTAATGGTTATCCAGTCGGCATATCCGAATTTTAAACCACCGGATAAAACAGTGGCAGTTGATACGTGGTATACGATGCTTAAGGATATGGATTACAACGTTGTGCAAATGGGTTTGAGAGCCTACATAACATCCGATACAAGTGGTTTTGCACCAAGCATAGGGCAGTTGATAAATACAATATACACCATTCAGAATCCACAGGAACTAAACGAGATGGAAGCATGGTTCCTTGTTAGCAGGGCAATACGAAATGGCTATTATGGTGCAGTTGAAGAATTTAACAAGTTACCACCACTCGTGCAAAAGACTGTCGGGAGTCCAGATAACTTGCGGAATTGGGCGCTGACAGACAGCAAGAGCATTGAAAACGTAGTGCAGTCGAACTTTATGAGGACTTATAGGGTAGTTGTTAATCGAGCAAAGGAATATCAAAAAATGCCAAAGGATATAAAGACATTGATTGAAAACACCAATAGAAGCTCGTACTCGGCTCAAATTGGCACTAAAAATCGTGAGGCGATAAAATTATCGTTAGAAGATAATAAAAGCCAAAATAAGCCAATTAAAGGTATTCCAATGCCAAAAGAAATTAAGGAACGTATCGAGCAGATGAAAAGATAGGAGGTAAAGAGGTTTGTGCGCACAATTAAAGCTGGCTTTACTCCTAGCGAAAAATGATAAAAGATAAGTATTCCAGACGGAGATATGAGGAGCGGAAAGCCAGTAACCTTTGTGTGCATTGCGGGAAACCGCTTGACAGAGAAGGTGTGGTTTGTACGGCATGTAAAAACAGTCAGACAGCATATGGACGAGAGCTTTATAAAAAATTACAGGCGGTTGGTGTTTGCCCTAGATGTGGCAAGAACTTGTTGTATGGTGACGAAAAAAGTTGTGTTGAGTGTAGGGCGAAATCAGCAGAAACCATGTCAAAGATACGTTCTGCTGATGTTGAAAAATACAATGAGCGACAAAAAGCATGGCGAAAAGCACGATACGAAAAAGATAAGGAGAATGGCATATGCACACGCTGCCGTAAAAGGAAAGCAGACCCAGGACATACCACTTGCACATTTTGCAGAGAAACAATGAGAAGAGCACGAGTTAAAATGCCTGAAAGAACTGGCAGGTATGAACAAGGACTATGTTTTTTCTGTGATAATCCGGTAAAGCCCGGATATAAGGTCTGTGAAAAACACTATCAGCAGAACGTTAAGAATGCAACTTGTGAAAAGGCAAACTTGGCACGACAGAAGATAAAAGAAAGGAGTCCACAATGGACACCTTGAAAGATTTTTACGAGTTTTACCGACCACTGCAAAGAAAATATGACTTGCGAATGTTCTACAAGACAAATAGCAAGGAAGCAAAAATAACTATCCGGTGGCGCGGTAAAGAACTTGTAAAAGTCACAGAAGAAACTACCGAAGCCTGTTTTATCAGGACAAAACGAGAACTTGAAGAAAGAATGAAGAAATATGAGCAACAAAATAAAGCCAAAGAAAAAGCACAAAGAGCCGGATTTTACATGGACAAAATCAGAAAAAATTACGCTGAAAAGCAGCAATAACCGTAGGAAGCTCGTAGGGCGGTCTTTCACAGACTTTATGGACTTAGGCTACTATGTACTGTACTTGCACCATGGATTTGGCAATAAGCGCATTGTAAGGCTTGAAAGAACCATAAATGAGTACCTTGAAAGAGCACAGGCTGAAAATGAAATGAAAACTGAAACGCTTGCTGAACTTTTGAAAGTGAGATACGGCATTGATGTACAGAAAGAGATTAATTTAATCCCGATGCAACAGTTGATTAGGATTTATCAGAGAAATAATCCACTTACGATAAACGACACGAGACAGCTTTTAAATGACACGGCATACAGCTACATGGCTTTAGCGTGTACGGCACTTAAGCTGATGTTTAAATTGTCGGTTAAGGAAATTAAAGAGTTTATCGCAGAATTTAGGGATTTAATCGACACGTTGTATAAATTTAATCAATTTGGTCTGACATTGCCAAAGGTGGCGCAATGCCTTGCCGATGAAGTTAATTACGTTGACGAAAGGCACATAAAGGTGATTGATTAATGACTTATGCATGGGATAACGACAGTACTCAAAATGCTCACATAAAGCAGATGAGAGACGATAGGCAAAAAGCCTACATGGAAAAACACAGAGACAATAAGGCATATGAAAGATTTAAACATATGCCGGATTATGGGAAAGGAGTACAAAACTATGACAAATAGAGAGAAATTCGCAGAACAGATTTTAGATATTGCTTGCAGTGGTGGCAGATTAGCAGTTAACAAAGCAACATTAGAGCCGATAGCGTGCAACAGCTTAGAGTGCAGAGATTGTTTATTCTATACTGAATGTTGCAAAGGCGCAAGAAAAAAATGGGCAAATAGTGAATATGTTGAACCGCCTGTTGACTGGTCAAAAGTTGCAGTTGATACACCGATACTGGTAAACGATAGCAACGACCACAGATGGGTTAAAAGGTATTTTGCGAAATATGAGAATGGGATAGTTTATGCTTGGAGCAATGGAACAACATCGTGGAGTGGCGATAGGTGTACACCATGGAAACTGGCTAAGCTTCCGGATAAGGAGCAGTAATGAATATTGATGAATTTATAGAACGTGCGCAAGAATCAGCTAGAAAGCATCGTTACCACGCAGATTTCTTTGATATAAATAATCCTATGCGTGTCGCTTGCATTAAAAGCGCAGAAGATTGTGAACAGTTAGCTGAATGGCTTGAAAAATCCAAAGAGTATCAGCAGTTAGAGGAACATGGCAGACTTGTTAAATTGCCTTGCAAATATGTGTATTACATTGTTGATATAAACAATCCTAAGTATGCAATGGTTATGAAAAGGCCTATAAGAGAACTTGCGATATACGAGATTGAGGATATTGACAAGGAAAATTGCAAGTATTTTTCTACAGAGGAAAAAGCAGAATCAAGACTGAAAGAATTGAGAGGTGGAGAAGATGAAAGTAGTAATTGACATACCTAAAGATTTCACAGGAGATTATATTGCTGACAAATTCAAAGATTTCTTTTCAAGGGTTATCGCAGATATTGATTGCAAAGGTATGTGTGATAGATACGAAAAAGAAATTGCTGAAATGTTTTTAAAAGCATTTGATGATAGCGAAGAAAAGATTTCTTGTAACTGCCAGCACAACAGCAATTCAAGAGATGATGAGCCTTGTTACACATTTGATTGCAGAACAGCAAAGATAAATAAGGCTAGGGTAAACAGCTTAGAAATAATCGCGCGAATGCTGAACAATAAGCCTTATTATGAATTGAAGTACAGACAGATTGGCAAAAAGGATTATTCTATCGGATATAGTTCTTACGATTTAAAAACTGTATTAGGTTACATTGATACATATTTTGAAATTGTGGAAAGCGATAAACAGACCAATGCCGACAAGATAAGGAATATGTCGGATGAAGAATTAGCAGATACATTATTTGATAGCTGCCTTGAAGTTATGCATAAAGACGAATGTCATGCGGATGTTGGGATGTGCAAGAAATGCATATCTGATTGGCTTCAATCAGAAGCAGAATAGGAGAGAATATGAGCAGTAGTTATTGGAATGAAGAAGATGGCGAGAATATCATCTGTCCCTATTGTGGCGAAGAATACGAGCCGTCTTATGAAGATACATACATAGGTGATGATCATGTCGATTGCTATACCGAAGATACTAACACATACACTTGTGATAAATGTGGCAAAAAATTCACAATGTATGGTTATCAAGCCGGGTGGAGATATTGCACCGAAACGATTGACGGAGAAGCGACCGAAGAAGAAATTGAAGATTTGCAAGAATAGGAGAGAGTATGGACAGATATTTGTACAAGGCAAGGAGGACTGATAACGGAGAATGGGTTGTTGGCTACATTATAAGATATGGACATACAGGAAAAGAAAAATACTATATAGTTCCAAGTTATGCATCTGATTTATATGCTATTGAAATAGACACATCCACAATCTGCCAATGCACAGGCTTAAAAGACAAGAACGGCAAGTTGATTTGGGAGAATGATATTGTAAAAATAAATAATAGCAAGGTGAATGTGCTAATAACATTTAGAGACTTTGAAATTATATGTACAATTCCTAGCGAAAAATATTATAAGCACAGGCTTGAATATGATACTGAATATGAAGTTATCGGCAACATTTTTGACAATGCAGGGTTATTGGAAAGTGAGGAATAATATGAGAATATTTAAAAACGTAGACGAAAAATTAAAAGAGATTGGATTCAACAAAATCTGTGAAGATAAGCATGGTGCTCAATATGAACGCTACAATACAAAGTACAATTATTGGCAGCGCGTTGACATTTGGCATAAAGCTTCAGGCCGCCACATCTTACAGTCATACGACAGAGACTTGATGGACGAAAAGAAGATTGGAAACACTAATGTTGGTCTTACAGGATATGAAATGAAGCTTTTTCTTAAAAAAATGAAAAAGCTAGGACTTTACAGCAAAACTGCGGGAATCGAGGGATAACATGGCAGAGAGTGACGCAATAAGAGAAAAAAGGAAATTCGCAATCGAACTAAAGCAATTAGTCCATCAAAAATGTGTTGAAATCAATCACTATGTCAGTGGTTGCGACAGTCCGTTTAGTTATTTGCAGATTGCAGATGTACAGGAAAGTTTGAGGGAGATTGAAAACACTTTGGATATTAAGACTAAGGAGTGATACAGAATGACCAACATAGCAACAGCAGTGTACACTGCCCTCATAGTATTCGGCATAATCGGGCTGACAGAGGTAGCGTTTGCGTGGTACGACATTCGTGGGCGAGATAAGACCGATGATGAGATACAAGAGCAGTGGCGTAGTGAAAATATTAAACATTAATTAATTTATCAGAAAGGAATAGGTTGTCGCGACATAAAACCAAGGTTTCCTTTTGGCAAGAGAAAATGAATTTTGAAAATTATTCTTGCGATAATCAAATGTCTTTATTTGACTTCACAAGAGAACCGATTAGTATTACAAAGCCTATCCGCTTGATAGAATTATTTGCTGGCTACGGAAGTCAGGCAATGGCACTAAAGAGAATAGGTGCTAAATTTGAGCATTACAGAGTTGTGGAGTTTGATAAGTATGCCATAGCAAGCTATAACGCAGTGCATGGCACAGATTTTCCTACAATGGATATAACAAAGGTTCATGCAGAAGGTTTGAATATCTGCGACACAAATGCATTCACTTACTTACTTACTTACTCATTCCCTTGTACGGATTTATCAGTTGCCGGAAAACAAGCCGGAATGTCTAAGGGCAGTGGTACAAGAAGCGGCCTACTGTGGGAAGTTGAGAGAATACTAACAGAAATCAGAGATAGCAACGGAGAATTGCCACAGATTTTGTTCATGGAGAACGTGCCACAAGTACATAGTCAGGATAATATGCCCGACTTTAGAAAATGGCTAGATTTCCTTGAAAGCCTGGGTTACACAAATTACTATCAAGACTTGAACGCTAAAAACTATGGTGTAGCACAGAATAGGGAAAGATGTTTTATGTTCTCGTTCTTAGGAGAATATAATTACAAGTTTCCTAACCCTATACCACTCACAAAGCGGTTAAAGGACTATTTAGAGGATAATGTGGACGAGAAATACTACATTAACAATGAAAAGGCACAGAAACTTATTCAGACACTTATTGACAACGGAACATTGCCAGATACAATCCCTAGCAGAGCAGAGCAGAGCAGAGCAGACTTGCGTTGATGGAACAATCAATAAACCACAACAGAGAGAAGTCGCAAACTGTATCAAGACAAGATACGACTGCGGAATATCAAACTTGCGGTCAGACGGAAACCTTGTTGTTAAGCAATCAAGCAACACAGATTGAAAAGCAGATTGATATTGCAACAACTCTTATGGCGAGGGATTATAAAGGTTTTGGGAATCAATTTATGAATGGAGTGATTGAATGGAAGTATTAGGAAGCATATATACAGAAGTTTCAGACAGATTTCAAAAAGGCATTATTGAGGGGGGGATTTCCCGATGTGTAAAAGCTGAAAAACACGATTTAGGAGTAGTATTTATGGAACAAATAATCTTAGACGGTAGTCAAAGAGGGCTTGAAAATGGAAAATGGAGAACTTACACGGACATAATGCCATCAATTACGGCAAGAGAATATAAGAAACCGAGAAGTGTTATGGAAGTGGTACAGATAGGCAACATAGCCGAGGAAAAGAATTTCAGAAATCCTCAAACTGGCAGAATTTATGATACGAGGGGGTGTAGTCCAACATTGAGTACAATGCAAGGCGGTAATCAAGAGCCGAAAATTCTTGAAGAGCAAATTCCATGCAAATTAGATAAAATGCCTAACGGACACTTAGACAGCTTAGATAATGCGGAAATATGTGACATTAATACACCTACTGCAAGCACAGTGACATCACGATATTATAAAGGCATAGGTAGTCATAAAGACAATATGCGCATAGTTGCTATGCGTGGCAGAAATCCTGATAATCCGTCTGACAGGTCCGTTGGTAGTCCGACAGAACAGAGGTTAGAAGTGAATACGCAAGGAACCAGTAATTGTCTGACAAGTGTGCAGAAAGATAACCTTGTTATGGAAAGTCAGGTATTAACACCAAAGCGCACGGAATACGGCAAACAAATAAGAAAAGCATATGAAAGCGGACAGGTACAGGAGAGCAGACATAATATGACAGAATTAGAACCTAGGCAAGATAATATATCTAATACGCTGACAACAGTACAAAAGGATAATTTATTGCTTGAAAATAATATCCAAAAAGTCGGTCAAATATCAAGCAATGGTTCCCAATGTGGTACGGTTATTTCTGATAACGGCATATCAGCTAATCTTGTAGCTGGCACACACGGATATGCAAATAACCATATTGCTACACAATATCGCATCAGAAAGCTAACACCGAGAGAATGTGGCAGGCTTATGGGAGTATCAGACGAGGGCATATCCAAAATGGCAGCAGTAAACAGTAACACGCAGTTATACAAGCAGTTTGGAAACAGTATAGTTGTAGATGTTATGTGTGCCATGTTTAAGAATTTGAATATCAAGCAAGGAGATGGGAGCGCAGATGAATAGCAGAACTATAAGTGATATAGAGCCAATTGAAAGACAATGTGTATACAAGGGCAACAAGCCGTGTAACAGTTCATGCCGATACTCGAATACTTGTATACACAGTGCAAACAAAACCGAAGAATAGGAGATAGGCTTATGAAGTTTTCAAAACTTACTAAGCCGGAACTTGAAGAAATTATGAAAAATGCCAATTTCACCGATGAAGAAGCGGAAGTTTTTAAATTGCTAGTTGCTGACAAAAGCCTTGAAGAGGTATCGCAGAGATTATTAATTTCAAAAACAACCACTTCCCGGAGAGTGGCAGACATTAAAGAAAAGATAGAAAGGAGTCAGGCAATGATTAACAAAGTGCCAATATGGGAAAAAGTAACGCTGACAATTGATGAGGCTGTGGAATACAGTAATATCGGAATTAACAGAATCAATGAAATGCTTAATAATCCCTCATGCCCTTTTGTACTTTTTGTTGGAAGAGGCAAGCGATTAGTCAAGCGCAAGGAGTTTGAGAAATATCTCGAAAAGACAGATAGCATATAGATATATTGAATTATAAGCCATTATGTAGTAATATAGAAATTATCATATAATGGCTTTTAATTTTGAAAGGAGCCATAAATCAGTATGGGAAAGGATTTGAGAGGAAAAGAGCTGGGAGTCGGAATAACCCAGCGCAAGGACGGACTTTATCAGGGCAGATACAAAGATAGGTTCGGCAAGAACAAGACAATCTACAATAGCAAGTTGTCGGAACTGCGAAAGGAGCTTAGCAAAGCAGTGACCGACAATCAACAATTCACAAGTGTTAGAGACAGCATTACTCTTGATGTGTGGTTTGACAGGTGGATGAGCGTATACAAGAAAAAAAGAGTGCGCCCCAATACCATTAGGGAGTACACACATATATATAAGAAGAACATCTCACCATACCTAGGAAACCACGAAATAACATCTATTCGCAAGTCAGATGTGCAGTTACTTATCGACAAAGCTTCTGACGATAATTATAAGTATGAGAGGCAGAGCAAAATCAAGGTTATTTTAAATGACATGTTTAGTAGAGCTATGGAAGATGACCTGATGATTAAGAATCCAGCGAAAGGTGTAAAGTTGAGGGCAGACAAGGAAGTTAATGCATTTGCATTGACGGTAGAGCAACAGAGCGAATTTTTTGAAGCGTGCAAAGGCACTTTTTACGACAACATGTATAATGTGGCAGTTAATACAGGCTTGCGCCCAGGAGAACTGTTTGCGCTCACGATTGCAGATATACATATGGACGAGGGATATATTGATGTTAATAAGACACTTGTGTATCAGAAATACCTCGAAGATAAAGGCAAGACATTTCATGTTGAGCCACCAAAAACCAAACAGAGTTACCGACACGTACCAATTAATAGTGTGTGCAGGGAATATCTGACGAAACAATTTGAGCTTAAAAAGATAGTTTCAGCACGCAGACCCAAAGAGCAGAACGAATATTTGTTTGTTACAAGGTTCAATACACCGATTAATTCGGTTATATATAGCGACTCTATACGTTCGGTTGTAAGACGGATAAATGACACAAGAAGCAGTGACAATGAATTTCCATTTTTTAGCGGTCACACATTTAGACATACGTTTGCGACAAGATGTTTTGAGTCAGGAATAGAGCCGAAAGTCGTTCAATCATATTTGGGTCATGCAACACTGAAAATGACAATGGACTTGTATACACATGTTACACCCGAAAAGTCGTTTGCTGACATTGAAAAAATCGTTAGCACCGACAACAAAATCATAGAATATAGAAGAAAATGTGTGTAGCAAGTGTGTAGTAGTACACACTCTCAATTTACAGAATGTTGAAAAACCAACGCTCGTAGGGCATTTTTGTACTAAAACTGGCTTAACTACTATGTATATCAAGGAGTGCCATACGATTTCGTAAATAATGGCGCAATCCTAGGAAAATAAAGGGTCTGCGGAGTTTTCGTAAAATCGTAAAAAATATAAAATTCTATGTATTTTAATGTATTTTAATACAAAAAGTGTGTAGTAACTGTGTAGTAACCACCCCAAAAAGTGTGTAGTAAAAATTGTATATAGAAAAGCCATTATATGACACAAATATGAGAAGAACATGGGAATGCTCTTCTCTTTTTTTATGCCACAATTTAGGCATAAGGAGATGATGTTATGTTTGACGATGAAGTGAGAGAACAAATATTTGCTAAAAGTGAGTTACAAAAAATCGACCTGATGACATTATCTCTTGTCATTAAAGCAATAGAGGAAGTTTTAGAGGAGGCAGACAATGAACAATCCTTATCAGGCACCTATGATGAATAATCCTTATGTGCAATCTCAAAATCCGTATATGGATAGAATGAACTTTTTGCAAAATTATCAGCAGAGCTTACAACAGCAGCCTATGCAGATGAATCAGCAGCCTATGCCACAGCAGATAGCAGGCATTAACGGAAGAATTGTACAGGCAGTTGAAAATATCAACGCTAACGAGGTTCCTATGGATGGCTCAATGGCATTTTTCCCGAAGCAGGATATGTCGGAGATATATGTTAAGGGTTGGAATGCTGACGGAACTATCAACACGATTGTGTATAAGCCTTATACAGCCCCTAAAGATAATCAGACAGTAAATTCTATGGTTAATACAGAAAATACCAAATTTACCCTATCAGACGAAAGTACACAGCTATTTCTGAATAAGTTTGAAGAGTTATCAGAGAAGATAGGGCAGTTAGAAGATAGATTTGATAAATCTTTAGGAACACAGAGAAAAGCTTCAAGGACGCAAAAGGAGAGTGAGTCTTAATGAATCCTATGCAGATGTTACAAGGCATGAAAAACCCACAGCAGTTTTTACAACAGATAGTGGGGAATAACAGTGTAATGAGCAATCCAATGGCTAGAAATGCTATGCAGATGGCTCAAAAAGGGGATTCCAAGGGCATTGAACAGATGGCTAGGAATTTGTGCAAAGAAAAGGGAATTGACGCAGATAAGGCTTTTGAGTCGTTTAAAAGTCAATTAGGAATGTGATACTAATTCTTGCAAGATTATGTATATAAAAATGAATTATGGAGGTAAATTCTATGTTTAACACAGGTAATTGTGCATCCGTTCCGCTCGTTGCGAACATTGACGGAAACGGAAATAACAACGGATGGGGCGCAGAAGGCTCATGGTTATGGTTTATTATCGTCATCTTTGCTATCTTCGGATGGGGTGGATTCGGTAACGGATTCGGAGGAAACGGAATGAATGGTGGTGTCGGCAGTGAAATTCAGAGAGGTTTTGACAACCAGGCGGTTATCTCAAAACTTGATGGTATCTCAAACGGCTTATGCGATGGCTTTTATGCTATGAACAATAGTATGCTCACAGGCTTTAACGGTATTAACACAAATATCATGCAGACAGGCTTCGGCATCCAACAGGCTATCAACGCTGATACAGTCGCTAATATGCAGAATACAAACGCTTTACAGTCACAGCTTGCCAACTGTTGCTGCGAGACAAGAGAAGCCATTCAGGGCGTAAACTACAATATGGCAACCAACACCTGCGCTTTGCAGAACACAATGAACAATAATACAAGAGATATTATTGACAGCCAGCAGGCAGGAACGAGAGCTATCCTTGATTTCCTGACTAATGACAAGATAGCTACATTACAGGCAGAGAATAATGATTTACGCAGAGCTGCTTCACAGGATAGACAGAACGCACTTTTGACTACCACAATGGCAGCGCAGACAAATCAGATTATTGATGCAGTAAGACCTACACCGGTACCATCATTCCCGGCAAGCAACCTTTACGGATATGCTTACGGATGCGGATGCAATACCGGATGTGGCTGCTAAAAGTAGCAGCTAAAAATAGCAGCTACGCAAAAATAAATAATTGAGTATCTTAATTGAGTTTAACTCAATCTAAACCGATTAAAAACCATTTTTAGTCGAGGATTAGTCCAAGTTTAGTCGAGAGTTAGTCGAGATTATGTCTGCTAAACAGTATTACTTGATGTTACCGACACAAATGTTGGGAAGATAAAGGGCAGACTATAATGTTTGCCCTTATTTTGTGAAAGAGAGGTAAAGATAATGGAAATAACAGGAATTGCATTACAGACTGTTTCAGCCGGAGAAGATGTGGCATTTACAGAGACAGCCGTAAACGGAACAAAATGTATCGTACACAGGACTGGAAGCGGAATTATCAAGCTAAGAGGTATTACAAATCAGTGCAAGGCTAGATTTTTAGTATCGTATTCCGGCAACATTCAGATACCTACAGGTGGCACAGTAGAAGCTATCTCACTTGCCATTGCAGTAGATGGAGAGCCTTTACAGTCTACAAGAATGATAGTTACTCCGGCAGCAGTTTTGAATATGTTTAACGTCTCTGCACAGGCATACGTGGATGTACCTTGTAACTGTTGCAGTACTGTAGCAGTGCAGAATACATCTACGCAGGCTATTGAAGTACAGAATAGTAACTTAATTGCTGTTCGTGAAGCGTAGGGGGTGAGAAGATGCATATTGAAAGAATACACAAAATGCAGGAGTGCCTTACAGAGAAAGCTGTCAATGAGTTTGAAAAGGGTATTGAAAATGTTGACACTTCCGAAATGGGTGAGGTCGTGGATATGATTAAAGACCTTGCAGAAGCAGAGTATCACTCAATAATTTCCAAGGCTATGAAAAAGGCTGATGAAGAGGAAGAAGAGTACAATAAGGAACTGCTTAGAGCCTTAAAAGACGAATACGGAGAAGAGGGCGGTAGAAGATACTATGATGAATACCGTTATGCAAACGGCAGATTTGCGCCAAAAGGTAGGGGAATCCGCAGAGGATATACTGAACCACCATACTATCACATGCCGGTAAACTACAACGACATGGAGTATATGCGCGACATGGATAAGAGCCGAGGAAAGATGTACTACTCTGAACCGATTGCACCACATGTGAGTGAAAGCAATTATGACAGAGCAAAGAGACATTATACCGAGACAAAGGAAATGCACAAAGGAGCCTCTACGGAGGACAAAGAGCATAAAATGAAAGCCCTTGACATGTATATCCGTGAATTGAGTGGAGATATATCGGAGCTTTTGAATGACATGACGCCCGATGAACGCAATCTTTTGCGCACCAAGATGAGCAATCTTGCGTCAAAACTGTAATTATTAAGGCTATGGGTAGTAATACTCATAGCCATTTTCAGAGGGTATAAGCATGGATATAAGAGTTAATGATATATTGTGGCACATACAATTCAAAAAGCCAATATCGAGCGAATTAAGGCGGTCGGACGGCACAATAAGTTTGGGAGTAACCGACAATACAACTAAAACAGTAACGATAGCTGATAATGTGTCTGATTACATGGCTGACAAGATACTATGTCACGAGCTAGTGCATGTGTACTCATTCTCATATGGCTGTGACATTGACATAGAAACAGAGGAAATAATCGCAGACTTTATGAGCTTGTACGGACGGAATATTGTATACACAGCTGACAAAATATTTGATTTATTGGAGCAGAAATATGGATAAAATAGACAGGCTATTAGAATATATACACCGGACTAATCCGGAAATGACACGGCAGAAATTGATTGAGAAGCTAGGAGAGAGCGACTACAGTGCTAAGAGCATTTATTTTTTGGCAATTCAAAATTCAAAATCCTAAAAAATCCTAAAATATTTTGATACCCCCGTACCTTTTAGATTTTTCGATTTCAAAAATCCGTTTGCAAAATTTTACAAAAACTTGTCGAGAACTTGCAAAGAACTCGCACCACGCTTTAATTGAGTGAAGTTTTCTGAAAATTCAAACATTTTTCGTGAGTTGGTGTGCCTGACTTGTAACAACTCACACCCGGCACGGCTTGACGGCTTAAAGCTCTACAGCTATATCGCAAAGCGTTGTAAACGGCTTGTTTTACGGCTTATTATAGCGCACTCGATAAAATCCACGTTAGCACGCTTAAAAGCCCTTAAAACTTCAAATACACGGCTTTAAATGTGTATATCATAAAATCATAGAATATTTTTGTTAATTTGTCAATGTACGACAGCACCCGGACTTATAGCCGGACAACTTGCGACAGCTCCAACGGCTGCGCACTTGATTTTTGGCACGGCAAAAAGGGATATAAGATATCCCTAGTGGTAACGCGTGATATATTTCCCGGCTTGATAGTCGCAAAAAAGCGTAACCGGGTGAACGTGCGCACGCTTTTCGACAACTTGCAACCATTCACCGGATCTTTGAACTGTTATTTTTAACTCGTGCGACTCCATCCACTCTATGCAGTCATACTTGATATAATTAAAATCGCTTATTTTCGATACTTCATAGCCTAGCGCCTGAACTCGCTTATATATTTCTTTTTTCCCCAAGTATTCATAATTAGACATAATACACCCCCTATCTATAACAAGCCTTAATTATTGGGCTTATATAGTTTTTATGCTGTAGATAATTGGAGAAAGCCGTCCGGCGGTATTCCTTGCCACTAATAAGCGCGGTAATATCGTCACACGTGCCCGACTCTGCGACAGTTCTAAAAATGTCCGTTATTGCTTTACGTGTGGCGCGCTCGCTTGCCTGATATTCCGGCGCGCTCGTATATTTTCCATTGTAGCGCGCTCTTATTTCACGTTCTACAGCATCAAGGCTTTTTAGCTCGTTGACCATTCATTAACCCTCTTTTCTGTTTTAGTACATGGTTTACATGTTACTTTTTGGCCTTCTCGCGGTTCATGCGTGCGTTAATCTGTTTTTATTAGGTGTATAACGCAAAGCACCTATAAGGGCGCACAATTATTTTTTCAGGCGTTGCACCTCTTGAGCCTGATATAAATATAAAGGCATTTATAAGACCTCTTGACGCGATTATTTACCGGACGCGCGGACGGAGTACAATATATACAGCCGTAAAGCCATATAAAAGCACCTATGAAAAATATTAAATTAATTAATACAAGGCCTTAAAAGCCTTATATATAAAGCTAATAGCCGGACTCGAACCGGCTAAAATACACCATGTTAATTAGTATCGCTATTAGCTCGTGAATTATAATAATTCACGTTGCATATCCTCTTATTCTGCTAATTTATCAATTATAATCCTTGCTACTCCTAATGCTAAAAAATAACTTGCTTCTTTTGATAATATTGGATTTTGAACTCCAAACCTTTGCTCGTTCGTTAATACTGACGCATTGTTAATTTTATTTCTACTGTTCATTTCGTCCCAAAGTCGTTTTTGCTCTGCGTAATATTCTTCTGTTAATGGTTCATTGTATTTCATTTTCTCCACCTCTCTAATAAAAAAATAAAAACAAACCGCCATACCCAATAACAAGGCATGACACGAAAAGCCCGAAAGCCTTTAAAAGCTCGATAAAATCTCTCATGCTGTGTCCTCTCCGATATGCTAATTTGCTAAAATCTGTCTAGCTGTATTAAATACATAAAGCCGGTTGAAAGAGTGGCGCTTAAAGTCTCCATTTTCTGCAATTGTGCGCCCGATATTTTCATATTTGAGACTTACAACCATTAAGTATTTCTCTAACAGTTCATCCGGGCATTTTAGGCACTCAATAGCATTTTTTATTGTACTTTTATTACTATTGCAGTGTATGCCCTCAATGCGTATTTCTTTTTCGTTTTGCAGTTTGTCAAATTCTTTCAGTAGTTCAGCTTTTGTCATATAATCAACCGTCCTTTCTTTGCGCGCCCTGTCTCATCGGTGCAGGTGGGGCAATTCCTGCAGACGGTGGAAATTCCGCTGTTTCGACTATTTCACTTGTTCCGCAATCTGTGCATATATAGACGGTTTCGATTCGTCAACCTCTTTATAGATACATCCGCTATATATTTTATTTGTTGAACCATTGCAAGACTTGCCGAAACTCTTGCAGTTGTAACACATTGGGTTATGCTCCAATGATTCGACAGCTTTTCTGCGTGCCTTGCTTCTCTTTATCTGTTCATCCGTTACGACCATAATATATTTTTTCATGTTCAAAACCTCGCTTTCTTCGTTGTGGTCTGCCATCATCAGAGCCGGGCGACCGCCCCGCGGTGGGCGCTCCATGGTGGAGCGTTTCGGCTATGCTATACAGATTTCAAACACATCGCCTTTAGTTTGTTTGCTTTGCAAACATATTTTGCAATTAGCTTTTCGCTACTGCTGATTTGCTTTAATTTCTCAATCCTGTTATTAATCTTATTGGTAATATATGACAGCCATTTGCCAAACTCTTCTTTGCTGTGCGCTTCTTTTGACGCTACACCATCAGCAAGATAAATAAAATCCTGGTCAAGTGCTTCTGTAAGGTCTTTCACTGATACAAACATATTTTTTACCTCCATATTGTAAACTATTTTGTTCATTGTCTTTCGACTTGACTAAAGTATATCAAAATGTAAGGCACAAAACAATTGACAAAATACACAAAATGTAAGGCACAAAACAATAAAACTATTATACAATATATACAAGGCACAAAAATATTTAAAGCGCTATTATATAGAAGCAATTATTATTACTTGACTTACAAGGCACAAAAATATATAATGAATGTAACTATATAGATGAAAGAGGTACAAAACATATGGAATATAAGACCACAGAGGCACGCAGAAAAGCCAACTATAAATATGATGATAAATTTGAACGTGTAAACTGTCGCTTTGCTAAAGGCACAAAAGACAGAATTAAAGCCCTAAAATACAGTGCTAACGATTTTATTAAATTAGCCGTAGCGGAAAAATTAGAACGCGAAGAAAAAATATTAAAATAAGGCACAAAAAAGTAATTGACATACAAGGCACAAAATGTTATAGTTATGTCGTAGCAAAGAAATAGTTTATTTTATTGGAGGTATAAAGAGTATGAAATACAGAATAGTTGACGCAGACAACAGAGCCGAATATAGTAAGCCAAAGACCTTTGAAGAGGTCAAAGCGTGGTTTGAACCAAACGCAGAGTTTGAAGAGGAACATGACAAATGGGCGGAAATTGAAGATATTGACGATATGAAAGATTATCTTGTGTGGGAAGCTCAAGGAATGAGGCCCAATTGGAGAATAGAGGATTGCGAAGAGAATTAAGGTGGAAACCGGAAGGAGAGATATAAATGAGTAGGAAAAAAATTGAGAGTTTTGATAACTTAAGGCATGGAGATAAAATAATTAGTCCAATCGATAACGAAGTAACAGAATTTTATCTTAGCAAAGACGGCGAAAAATATCTTGCCAACAAAACCTCGCTATATAATCTATATCAATTTGACCCCGATGATTTTTATTTTTACAACGGCAACAAAGAAGTTGGGGAAATTGATAATGGATTTTTCAGAATAGAGGATTGCAAAGAGGATTAAGATGGAAGTTTGAAAGGAGATATACAATGAGTGAAAAAATTAATGATAACATCATGAGTGCAATTGTTGCACTCATGGACGACGAAACAAGAGAGCGTGTGCACTTTGAACTTGCACCCTGCTCAAACGAGAGTTTTTTAAAAAGGTATTGTGAATTAGTGCCAGGGTTTGAAAAGACACTTAAAGATGAATTTAGCATTGAATTGGATGCATAAAAAATTAAATATTGTTTTTCAAAGAGTCGTTTTTGAACGACTCTTTTTATTGCAAATTTTGGAAAATAAGAACCATGCGGCAACTATGCCGGGTATTTCTTTTTTGAGCCACTCAAGGCTTATTTTTTGCAACTTTAAAATTTATAGAGTGGAAAAATAAACAAGAAAATTGATGGTTGTATCCAAAATGTATACATGATGTATACAGGTCTGTATACAATCTGTATCCGTAGTATAGGTAAGGTAAGGTTAGGTAAGTATATATATTAATAAAACCTAACGGTTTTATAGAAGAGTATAATATTATATTAACCCTTTATTTTTTATTTATTTAATATTAAACAAGAAAATATAATATTATATATATAATATATAAATATATAATACTTGATTAAATATATTTAGCTTAATATATAGCCAGTAATATTTTAAAATCTATTTGACAAATATATATTAAGGGTGTATATTTACATCAACAATTTAAGCGCGGAACATACTTTTGCCAAGTGTGAGCGCATATGCAGATGCCGGTTAGCCTGTACAGCTTAGAGCTTTTAAATTCTAGGTTGTGCAGGCTTTTTATTTTTAAGAATTGGAGGTGTAAAGAATGGCAGAATTAGAAAGAGTCAGCGGAAATATAGCAGAACACTTAGTTGTTGATTGTGGCAGTTATCAAGTGTACAGATCTGACTTTGAGGATGCCATCTCCAGAGCCTGCGAAGAATTAAAGATTGATGATTTAAAAACCGAGGGTCAAAGACCTTGGAAAGCTGTCTGCAAAAGAGTTGGAGAAATACTATTTCCAGATACTAGCGTATTGAAAGACAGAAAATTATATAATAATAATAATTCTGCTATCCCCGAGACAAATAATAATAGATATGATTATGAGTTAATTAATAGTATATGTGATGAATATATTTATTTTAGTAATATATATAATAAATTGTGTAGTATATTAGCATTTAGCTATGTTATTAATATACCAGATACTACCATAAGCCTATGGTCTGGACATTCGCCAAGCTCTACGAGTTTTAATGTTTGGAAAAAGCTGCAAGGAACACGCAGAGATTGCATCACGGACAAGGCATATGATGCTAATAGTCCAGTTGGCGCCATGTTCGTTGGCAACAATGAATTTGCCATGAATCAACCGGGTGTTGGCTACGAGGCTACGCAAGCACGAGCACTAACCGCCAATGAATTACCACAGTTGGGCGGTTCAAATAGTCAGAATATTAAAGCATTATCGGATAATAACATGGTTGATAATGCAAAGTAATTGTATATACAACAGATACAATTCTAAGCCCTTGATTTATAAGGCTTTGCGGACTATCGAATTATTACAACTATTCACAAAACAGTTGTTTAGCGAAGAGTTGAAAGCATAGAGATGAATTGTACATGCAATAGATACAATTTAAAATGCTTGATGTTTGAGACTTAAGCAGCGCACGTATTGGGCGCCCTGGGGGTGTATATGAAAAGTGAAAAACCGCCCCACTTAGCCCCCAAAATATCCTCAAAAACAAAAAGACTCTTACTCATACCCTAAATCGCGCCAAGCAGTATTTATTATTATAACATAAGTTGTATATTAATTAAACAACATACACAATAATAATATATATACATACAATTATGATAAAATATCAGTTATATATAATATATAACAGTAAAGGAGCTAACAGTGATGAAATTAACAGGATTTGAGTCTAGCAAAATTAATTCGGATATGGTAAATCACCCTAGCCACTATAACTTGCCTAATCATAAAGAGTGCATTGATGAAATGATTGACATTTACGGGCTTAAGGATGTGGCTAAATGGTGTGAGATTACTGCATACAAGTATGAATATCGTGCCGGACATAAAGGTTCTGTAGCAGAGGATATGAGCAAGGCAGAGTGGTACATGGATAAGGCTCGTGAGCTTAAATCTAAGCGCAAATGGAAGATTTTCGACAAGATTGTTTATAAATTCATGCCAATGTTTCTTAAGGGCCTGTATACATGGATAATTTTATTTTGTATGTTTTACGGAATACTCTTTTCTGACCGATGCTCAATGGTAGTCTCAATAGTGTTTTTAGTTCTTGCGTGCATAGCTGAGTCAGTATTTAAAGAAAATGAGGTGTAAATCATGTTTGTATTAAAAATCGCAACAACAGTATGGCTGATAGTAACTGTGTTGGGGGTGGCAGGTTCAGCATTAAACCAAAAAACCGATACTACCGCAATGCTCACTTGCGTTGAGATTATGCTTGGTCAGATACTTGCCATAGCTTTCATGTGGCAGTAAATAGGGCATTCGCCAAGCGGTAAGGCACGGGATTTTGATTCCCGCATTTCGTTGGTTCAAATCCAACATGCCCTGTTCGGGGTTTTACTTGGTTCCCCCGACATTGGACTTAGTAGTTCCTTTCGCCCTCATAGCGGAAAGCTGTTAAGAGCCGTCACAAGGCTCGTGAGGGTTTAATCGTGTATAATCCCACAATACACGAGCGTGAAAACCAACCTGTCGTAAAGACATCTGTAATAGGCAGAGTAGACATATATACCCCCTTTAATTAATTGTTAAACTAGGGCAACTCAAATCAGTGAGTCTTAGGTGGGGTGCAATCCCTCACATGTCCTTTGCTGTAGGTTTCCTAGTTCTTTTCCTACAGCACATACAAATTTATATCTCCGGAGGGTGTTGCCACTCCTTAGACTTCACCCTCATTATTGGCTTGTAGTTCAACAGGTAGAACACTTGACTGTTAATCAAGTAGTTGTAGGTTCGAGTCCTATCAAGCCAGCTTGCAGAAATAAAATATAGCGTAAGATATGGTAGCAGCTACAAGGTGTTGCGTGAGATACAAGTCGGGTAAACAGCCGGGCAACACTCTACCAATAAACAACAGAAAATCATAACGCATGTCCCTGCCTAAAGGTGCCGACTAACTGTTACATAGTATCATTTCTGCAATTAAGGGTTCTTCCCTTTAATGAAATTTTTCGTATTTTTTGCTTAAACAGAGCTATTAGGTTAGTTTTGTTTATCGGCATGTAGCTCAATGGTAGAGCAGTCGGCTATTAGCTGATTTGTCGTGGGTTCGATTCCCAACCTTGCCGATTGGTGATATTGCCAGTACACTCCGAGGGCGTTTATTAGAGAAATGCAGACGCTAGTTAATATTCTAGATAAACCTAGCGTAGGGAACTGGATTGAGCCGCTTGCGGCTGACTAAAAAATCCTTGGGTGAGTGGAAACCAAGTAAAAAAACACTCGCTTGCCGATATGGGATAAAGGTATTTCAGTAGCTTGCTAAGCTATCCAACAGAAATGTTGTTCGTGTTCGAGTCACGATGTCGGCGTTAGTCAGCATGACGCTGACTGTTGATGTGTATACAAAAGGGTAAGTGACAGATGGGCAGGAGACAGGTAAACGAGTAAAAACGCATGGTTGATTTTACCTATGGGTTCAATTCCCTCCAATGTGAGCAGTGCACGGCTTATGTGTGGTTCAAATCCACACCACATCAATCATATGTCGGTTTAGTGTGAGCTGTTATATCTTGAATAGCGGTTGCGTAACGCTGGCCGGTCCGCAATAGAGCGGTTTCGGAAGATAAAAGAAAATACACAAAAACAAGTTGCTAGTAGGTACGCGCGACCGAAAGCAATGGGCAAGACACTTTCAAAATTCTGTAATGTGTTTTGGGAAACCTTTTGATGGAGTGAATCTTGCCTTTTCGGATAGTAGTTCAGTTGGGAGAAACCCACTGCGGTAATGGTAGCGGAGGGAGTCACAAGTTCGATTCCTGTCTATTCGATTATCAAAAAATAAGGAGATGTCTCTATGGCAAAGGGAGTTAAGACACGAAATGCCAAACTATTCCAAGAAGCATTAACGGAATACGCATACGGCAGATGTTCACAATCGAAAGCTGCAAAAATGGCCGGCATGAGCAGACCAACATTTAGGAAGTACGCAAATATGCATTTTTAGGTATTCCATTTCCTGACACACTTTTTAAGGCAAAGGAAGAGTAACTAATGAACACAAATTGTGTGAACTGTGGCGCGCCGATTGACAGAAAACTTAATAAATGCCCTTATTGTGGTACACCTTATGACTATAGTGACTTTAATGCAAGTTTTGAAAACAAAAATCCACTTGGAACTATTTCTATTGCCGGAAAAGAATATCAAGCGTATTTAGGCAAATATGATGTAGACACAATCAATATGGGGTGTGGCAGAGACATAGACGGAATGCTTCATGGAGACAAAATTGTTAAAAAACGAAAATTTACTCTGATTGAGGTGTAATATGTGTGAATTTTGTTGCAAAATAGGAAAATTGGAAAAAATCAAGCAAGGAGCTTTTAAAGGCGGATATTATCCAGAAAAAAAATGAAACACAAATTGTTGAATTTGAAAATGCATTTCATTTATTTGTAGGATGTAGCGACCCCTTTATGGCTGGAATTGAAATCGAAGATATAAAATTTTGCCCTATCTGCGGTAGAAAGTTGGTGGAATGATGATTACGCAGAAAGATGTCCACAATAATATAGTTGTAAATGGAAGCGATTGGCAGAAAAGCTATTTGTCGTTTCAATGTGGTGGAAATGTTGAAAAGATAAAGGAAGTCGAACAGAGCATTGCCAATATGATTAACGGCATTAGCAAGGCACTTGAAAATAGTGGAACAGATTATTTGAATAAACTTGATTTGTAAGCGAGGGATTTTATGAAACATCAAAAAGAATGGCGCACTTGCGACAGGTGCGGAAAAGAGATAGAAGTAGGGCTGTTGGGCGTGAACTCAATCACAAGAAATGGCGTATTGAATACGACCTACGATTTATGTAATGAGTGCATGAAAGATTTTTGGAGATTTATGAGAAATGAACAACATTGACAATCCTTTATCTGAGTATCAACCGCCATCTAAAGAAGCATTGAGAAATTTTGGCATAGACATTTCAAGAGAAGCAGTGGAAAAATATGCTTTGAAAAAGTTTGGCAGACTGCCACAAAGCCGTATTGAAGTGAATTCTGCTAGGGATTCTAAAATAGTCGAAGAAACAAGGGGATTTATGAGAAATGAAACTGACAGTCGGAAATAGCGTATATGAAATGAAGGCAGAACAATTAAAAGCTGTTTTACATGTTGCAAGTAAACAGGTTCCGTTTGGAATTTATGCAATCAGCAAAAAAGGCATAGCTATTCTTTTGAAGGAGACCTATTCCACCAATGAGGAGCTAAAAAAGGCTGTTTCTGATTATGCGATGAAAGGATTTAAGGTTTATTATAATGAGCATGGCAGAAGTAATTAAATCAATAGAGCGTGAAGCACTTAGAGAAGCACAATCGCACGAAATAGGCGGTAGAAATGGTAAGATTATAGATTGTTCCACTTTAGAAGATGAACCTGTTATTGTGGCAGATAATGAGGCAGACAGGCAAGCGCTGAAAGATTGCTTTAAGGAGTAAGAATATGAAAATAACAGAAATGAATAACTGCATTGAAGAAATGCGTAAATGTTACAAGTTTGATGATGATAAAACGGAAATAACGCTTGGAGATTCAACGAGCAGTTCTACAAGACACGTAAATGTATATACAAAGGATGAAAACGGAACACGAATTGAAATGACAAGGTATGCGGATAAACTGGACAAGGAGTGAGATTGTGGAACACCGAGTAATTGAGGAAACCGAAAAAGAAATAATAAGGCTTCAAGAGGAATTAGGCAAAGCCAAGTTGGCAACAAAAAAATCACAGAACGAGTTACTTATTTACGATGATACAATGAAAATAGATATTCTTGGAGCAGAATATAGAATTGAAATCCACAAAGTGTCAGAAGACAGTTACATGGAGAAAAAAGGTCTTGCGGGCTATTGCGAAGAAGAAAACAAGTTGATTGTAGTTGCCGATATGTCCGAAGAAAAATATTTTGCAGGCATGGACGAAAAAGCTCAGGAAACATATCGCAAAAAGACCTTAAGACATGAAATTATGCACGCTTTTCTGAATGAGAGTGGACTGTCTGATAGTTCAAATCGGTTTGATGGTGCATGGGCAAAGAATGAGGAAATGGTTGACTGGTTTGCAATTCAAGCCCCGAAAATCTTTTCTACGTTCAAGAAAATGAATATTTTGTAAACATGTATTACCGACTACGGACTAATTGTAGTTGCTGACCTTAGAAAGATAAAGGTAAAAGACTATCGGTTTAGGAGTGATATTATGAATATAATAAAAATTCCTCTTGAACACAAAATGTTTAATGAAGAATTTAGCGGTTCGTTAGAAAATTTTATTTATGATGAATTTGCATTGGTATATACCTTGAATGCCGAAATGACTTTGGGCTTTGCTGTGTTTTTTCATTCTAATGACATAGGAGATATAAGCGGAACAGAGATACAACTTGTTAGACGAGGAAATGAATGGGTAAAAGGCATAGCATACCAAATCGAAGTAGATGGAAGTCAGTATGATGGTATGACTGTTTATTGCAGTAGCGAAGAAAAGAAATATACGGAGATAGGACACGACATAGCGCAATTAGTTTTCAGAACAATGATATACATAATGAATACCCCAAGGGATAAAATCATAAAGCCCAAAACCTCAAAAGAGAAAAAAGAGGAAGTAGAGAAAACAACAAAAATTACTAGCGGTACCACAGATAAAATTTATTTACTTGATGAAATCGTTGATTATGTCAACGAAAACGGATTAACAATATTATCGGGTAAACATATTATAAATTGCCCTTGTTGGAGCGTAAGAGGACATTACAGGCATTATAAAAGCGGTAAAGTAGTATTTATAAAAAATTACGAAAAAGGGAAAGAAAAAGGAAAAGTCAAATCAAAAGACAAGACTTACACAATTTGAAAGGTGAGAATTTGATATGCTTAAAGAAAAAATTAAGATATTTATTATTAAACGCCGCTTAAGAAGAGAATATAAAAACCTTGACGAACATAAAAAAGCTGCACTTGACAGATTCAGCGAATGTGCATTTGAAATATTAAGGGAATATTTCCCAAATCTTTCAGAAGAACAATATTGCCATCTATATAGCAAAATCACAGGTTTATTAGAAGCGAAAATTTTTGATTTGACAACAGATAAATCATGGGTATCATATAGAGACAATGGAAGACTTTGGCGTGATTTTGCATACATATGTGATTTTTTAAAATCTGAGCAAGAGACAGACGAAGACTCTTTCAAGAAGATTTCTTTAGAAAGGAAAAATGACGATGGACAATCTTGTATTTAAGAAAGCTAATGTTCCGGTGGCGGTTGCTGCGAAAGCTCTGAATGTTGACGCTCAGACAGTACGTTTGCTATTGCAGAATAAGCTTGTTGATTGGGGAATAGCTTATAAAAGACCGGGAAGTAACCAATACAGTTACATAATTTATTCTAAAAAATTTTATGAAGTGACTGGATTCTATTACGGAGAACAATCATAAAATATCAGAACCGTTGCATATAAGTTTGCAACGCTACCCTAAAACAGTTATAGGCAGAGGTCTATAAGCACCTTTGCTGAAAAAGTGGAGGTGCTTTTCTTTATGGCTAGTCAGAGCCTTATTTCCACAGTAAACGGATATGAAAACTACATAGAGAATAAAGGAATAGACGAGCAAGTAACTAATGCCTATGTAGACGCTTGCAGTGTAGCCATAAATGGCGAGAAAGATATTGAGTATGGACTACGGCTCACTAAGAGGGCAAAAGAGCTTATAGAGGGCTTCTGCACGGCTAAAACAGGTGGTACGATTTGGGACTTGGAAAAATACGCATTCGACCACAAAACCACATATGAGCTGATAAACAAAAAATATGAGGTTTTGTTGCTTGAAGCTCAAAACAAAATAGTTGACAGCTATTTTCAGTACATAGAAAAAAAGCGTGAGCCTAAAGACCGATTTTATATGCCACGTAGGAAACAACTAATCAAAATCGGACTTGTGGATGCTTTACAAGGCATGATTGATGATAAATACGACATATTGTGCGTGAGCCTAGTGCCAGGAGCTGGAAAGAGTACGATTGAGAAATTTTTTCATTCGGCAGTTGCCGGCTGGTTTCCAAAAGACTACAGCCTATTTTATTCACACAGTGGCGATATTACACGAATGTACTACGATGGTGTATACGATATTGTTACTAATGATGATGATTATGCATGGCACGATATTTTCCCTAATCTATCAGTTACAAGCACGAATGCCAAAATGGAACAATTCAATATTGGCAAATACAAACCTTTTCCGTCAGTACAATGTACTTCTGTTGGAAGCAAGAATGCTGGAAAAGTCCGTGCAAGTAAATTTTTGCTAGTTGATGATATGATAGGCGGAATTGAGGAAGCCTTAAATCCTACAATACTTGATAAATTATGGGATAAATACGCAGTAGACGCAAGGCAGCGTAAGACACAAGATACAGACGGAAAACCGTGCAAAGAGATACATATTGCCACTCGTTGGAGCGTGCATGATGTTATCGGACGCATTCAAAACATGTATGTCGGAAACCCGAGAGTCAAAACAATATCGGTTCCCGATGTAGACCCGGTGACAGGGGAAAGTAATTTTGATTATGAGTATGGCGGTTTTACAAAAGAGTTTTTTGCCGACCAACAATTACTCATGGACGAAATATCTTACCGATGTTTGTATAAACAGGAACCTATCGAGCGTGAGGGCCTATTGTTTCCCGATGATAAAATCCGCAGATACTTCAATCTTCCACATGGCGAGCCGGAAATTATCACAGCTCAATGCGATACCAAGGGAAAAGGCACAGACTATTTTGTTATGCCAATACTGCAAAAATATGGCGAGGACTATTACTGCGTTGATTGCGTATGTGATAATACGGCAGACTATGAAATGCAGTATGAAAATGCGTCAAACACATTAGTGAATAATCAGGTACAAGAGTGTGAGTTTGAGCGTAATGCCGGTGGTGACAGAGTGGCTATGGAAGTTAATAAGCGAGTTGAAAACAAAGGGTGGATATGCAACATCACTGATGTACCGACAGAGACAAATAAGGAAGCACGTATTTTTCAGTGTTCTAACTGGATTTTACAACATATTATTTTCAAAGACCAATCACTTTATAAGCCCAATGAGCCTTATGGAGTAATGGTATCACTACTGAAGCGATATTCAGTAACAGGCAAAAAACAGCTTGATGATGTTCCTGATGTTTTTTCAAACTTTGCCTTAAGAATGACGCAATGCAGTAGAATAGCAAAGGTTGAAGCAGTACACAATCCGTTCAGAGGAGGGCTTTATTAATGACAAATACATGTTTTATGTGCGAAGCCATTATTGAGAATAACAAAAAGCAAAAATATGTTTGTGAGGAATGCGACAGGAAAATAAAATTGTTGAAACAACTTACAAATGTGGATAAAGCAAAAGAAAAAATAGAGAAAAAGGCAAAACGAAAAAGAATTAAAGACTTAGACTATGAACAAGAAGCTTGCGAGGTTGCACGAAAAATAATGTCAGAGGGCTATGTTTTTAATAGCGTAAATGAAATTTGCTTTGCTATACAGCTTGAAAAGGAAAACATTAAATATTATCCGAATTACAAAATAGGCGAGTGCAAAGTAGACTTTTTCATACCGGATTTAAAGAAGATTGTTGAAGTTGACGGCGAACTATATCACACAGATGAAAATAAGGATTTTTTAAGAGAAAGAAAGATAATGAGCTGTATTGACAATGACTATGAGATTGTGAGAATACCGGCTTCGTTTGTGCCTGATTATATTCTATTGGGATTAAAAGAGGGTTTAGACTTTATAGTTGATAAAAGAAAGTTTGATAATAGATTTAGAGACACTCGGTTCGACAAGATATATTGGGAAGAATTTATTAATTATAAGTATGCAATGAGGAGAGCGAAATTATGAATACAAAAACTTACTTAAATCAAATTAGCAGATTAGATAAAATGATACAAAATAAGCTGTCTGAAATATACAGGCTTAAGACAATAGCATGTAGCGTTACTGTTTCAACAGACAAAGAGGCAGTTGATGTTTCATCTGACAAAGATAAATTAGGCAGTACAGTAACTAAAATTGTGGACTTGGAAAAAGATACAGACAGACTTGTTGATGAATTTATGAGAAAAAGAAACCATATTATCGGTCAAATTGATAGTATGGAGAATACTGACTACTATCATGTACTCTCAATGAGATATGTTAATCAAAACACTTTTGAAGAAATCGCCCAGGCTACAAATTGGAGCATAAGAAAAATATTTACAATCCACGGCAGAGCCTTGCAAGAGTTTGAAAGGCTTTACGGAAAAGAATACCTTGAAAATGTGCAGTAGTGTGCATAGTTTTGCATATCATTGCATATATACACTTAAAAAATTGACAGTTATAATATAACTATGAAAAAATCGTAATTCGTTCATTGTGAAAAATCTCTTTTAGAAATAGCACTCACAGATTGTGGGTGCTATTTTTAGTGAATCGAGGGTGACATGAATAATCAGAATATTGTACCAACAGGAAAACGAAGTGTAATGTGCCCTCGTTGCGGTAAATTGCTAACGTGGGTGAATAAAAATGATAAGAAGCACCATAAAGTAATGTGTACGCACTGCCGTAAATGGATATGGTTTTGGGCTGGCGCACAAGAATTTCAGATAAAAGAGGTTCCGCAGAGAACTTCTGCAAGTGGCATGAGGTTTTATTGATGTATAGATATGCTCATAAGAACGTAAGACCTTTTTCGGCTGTCTGTCAGAATAATTACGGCAGACAAGTTATTTTTACGAGGAAAAGGCAAATCACAAAAAACAACATAATCGAAGAACTGAATAAAGCACTTGTGATTCACGAGCAAAACGCTATTGAGATTGAGTATCTTGACAGATACTATCGTGGTGACCAACCGATTTTGTATCGGCAGAAAGTGAACCGCCCGGAAATCAATAACAAGATTGCTGTAAATCTTGCGTATGAGCTTGTTGAGCGCAAAACCGCAGAGATGTGTGCCGAGCCAATCCAATATGTGCTACGTGGCACTGATAACCACAAGTCAGAGGAAATCACACAGCTTAACATCACGATGGACTCTGAAAGTAAACAAGAGTGCGATATAGACATACATCGTTGGAGAAGCATATGCGGTACCGGCTACAGATTCATCGGTAACGATGACGGACAAGGGCAGTTGCTTGATGAAAGCGATTTTTATTTATCGTCCGAAAATCCAATGTACACCTTTGTAGCATACTACTCAAACGGACGTCCGGCATTCTCTTGTCAAATCGGAGAGGACGAGAACGGAGCAGATATTTATTATGTGTTCACTGACAATGAGTGGTTTGATATTCGCAACGACAAGATTTATGCAAGCGGAATAAACGGCAACAGAGCAATTCCGGTGATTGAATATCCAAACAATGCAAGGCGATTATCTGACATTGAAATGACTATTGCAATCACAGACGCTATTAACGTGCTTACATCGGACAGAATTAATGGAGTTGAGCAGTTTGTGTCTGCATGGGTGAAATTTGTTAATTGCGAGATTGATATAGATACATTCAGAAAAATGCGACAAGAGGGAGCATTGGTAGTTAAATCTAACAATGGTTCAGACAATAAAGCTGATGTTGATGTAATGACGAGCGAGCTTAATCAGACAGAGGGACAGGTAGTATTCACTGACCTTTTTGAAAGATTTTTAAGTATTCAAGGTCTCGCAAATCGTCAGGGCAACACAGGCGGTGACACCGGTTCTGCCGTAGAACTGCGAAACGGACATTACGATGCCGGGCTTAGGACGGCTATTAATGAGCCTATACTCAAGAAATCAGAGAGAATGGCACTTAGGCTTATTCTTAACAGGCTGAGAATCAATAAGGGCTTTACGCTTATGCCTAGTGATGTTGAGATACACATTAATCATAATAAGCTAGACAACATGCTTGTTAAAGCAGAAGTGCTTGAAATATTACTTAGGTGCGGTATCAATTACAAGAGAGCTGTCAAGACGATTGACATGTTTAGTGACCCTGAACAAGTTACTCTTGAAAGTGCTAAGCGAATGGAAATGTTATTTCCAGAAGAACAGCAGACAACAGCTACACCTAACAATAATAACGATGATACGAACAATGGAAAGACAGCCGATGAATAATTGGCTGTCAATTTATTTTGGAGCTTGATATGGCAGATGAAATCCACACACTTAACAAAAATGAAATACAAGACATAGATTATGATACATATTTTGGTGAGATGGATTTATCTGACGAGGAAAAGGAAGATAGAAAAAAGCTTGCTGAAAAGTTTGAAAAAATCTTTGTTATGCTATTTGCCTTGCTATCCGGCAAAGAAGAAACAGAGATAACCGCTATCACCAAAGAATTTATCATCAGATATGAGAGCATTGCCACGCAGTACTGTAAAGCAAAGAAAACACCCTCATACATTACGGATTATGCTCGGTACATTGTGAATGAGGTAGTTGACGCTACCACACAAAATACTGAAGTAGGGTATTTTACTTCACAGAAGCGAGCAAAAAATGTAGCTGCGAATGAAGCTAATGCAGTCGGCAATTACAGATTGCAAACCGAAATGGTAAAACAAGGTTACAAAACAAAAGAGTGGCGCTCAAAAGAAGATTCACATGTCAGACCTACACATGCAGATGTTGACAGAAAGAGAATTGATATTTTTGAGCCGTTTGAGGTTGGAAATTCACTTATGATGTTTCCAAAAGACCATTCTTTAGGGGCACAGGTAAAAGAAATAGCAGGGTGCAGATGCAGTCTTAAATATTACAAATAATGAGCAACTTGTAAGGGAAACTTATAGGTTGCTTTTTATTATACAAAATTTGCAGTTGTGCGTTAAACAACAGAAAAACTCGGCTGGTGCGACCAGCGATAACAAAAGCGTGAGTTACGGAGGTAATTGAAATGACAAGAAATGATGTTTTGAAGCTTTTTCCGGACGCAACGGATGAGCAGATAACAAATCTGCTGAACAAGAGCGGTGAGGAAATGGCAAGAGAGAAAGAGAAAGCCAATCAGTATAAGGCTAAAGCAGACAAAGCTGACGAGCTACAGACACAGCTTGATGAGCTACAGAATGGCAACATGACGGAGCTTGAAAAGGCAAATAAAGCCTTAGAGACAGCCAATCAGCAGATTGCCAAGCTACAGAAAGATAATGCTGTCAGAGATTTACGAGAGAGTGCAATGTCTGATTTTGGAATTACTGCAGAACAGGCAAAGACAGTAGTAAAAGAGGATGGCTCTTTTGACACAACATCACTTGGCAAGATTATTTCCGACATGAAAGCCAATGCGATAGCGGAGTATGAGAAGAATGCACTCAAAGATACTCCTAATCCAAACAATGGCGGTAACAATAATGAACCCGACTCAAAGCCAGCAGATGTAGCCAATGCAGAACAAATCTCGTTTGGCACAGTTGCAAGTGCTGAAAGTCAAAACAGCTATGTAATTTAAACAGGAGGTAGAACGATGGGAAAACCAATCGTAAGAGACTTTACACAGGGTAAAGGAATTTTAAAATTTTTCCCTTATGAGGGTGCAGCGTGCCTTGTGCCACAGACTATGGTAACAAGCGCAGATGGAAACGGAATGAAGATTGTGCCGGCCGGTACACCATTCCCAAGCAATGACGCAGAGTGCAAGGGTTATCTGTTACACGATGTAGATGTAACAATGGGTGACGCACCTGGAACATATGTATATCAGGGAACTATTGATTGGGAGAAAGTTAAGACACTTTCAATCGCAGATGAAGCTAGAACTGCAACACCTAGAGTTACTTTCTATGGCGCGCCAAAGATTGTAGCAAGTCAGGTTTAAAAGGAGGTAGAAGAACATGGCATTACCATTAGCAGAAGCATTTACAGCGAGAAGTCTCGGTGTAATGTGGGATAACTACAAAAAGACATTAGGAACTGCCCCTTATCTTGGCAGACAGAAATTCGGAACACGTAAACAGGACTCACTCGACCTTAGATTTATCAAGGGTAAGAACGGACTGCCGGTATCACTCAAAGCTTCAAACTTTGACGCACAGGCAGAGTTAAGAGATGTTGGAGGTTTCTCTGACATTCAGAACTCAATGCCATTTTATCGCGAGGGATATATGGTAACAGAGAAAGAGGAACAGGAGTACGACAATTACAGAACTTCTGAGAACTCAAGCCTTGCCAATAACGTATTACGTGAAATCTCAAAGAAACCAATGATGTTAATTGAGGGTGCATTAGTTGTACCGGAGAGACAGATTTGGCAGTTACTTGCACCTACAGATGGTGTACCAAAAGTAAAGGTTGTGCTTGGCGATAAGAACTATGTCGTTGATTACACAGCCGACAATGGCACAGAGCATAAGGAAAAGCACTTTAAGTCAATTACTGGCACAAGTGCATGGGATAAGCCTACCACATGTGCACCACTCGATGACCTTATCACAGCTCGTAGAGATTTTGCAAAGGCTACAGGCTACTCACTTACACGTTTCACCATGAATACAGAGACTTGGGAGATGGTGCTTAAGGCAGAGGACACAAAGAAACAGGTACTTGGTATTACTGCCTACAATGGCGGTATCAGATTACAGCAAGGACAGGTTACTGAATACCTTAGAGGATATGGTATCGAGATTGAAGTATACGATAAGCTCTATGTTGACGAGACAGGACAGACACAGTACTTTGTACCAACAGGCATTGTATCTGCACAGTCTGCCGGAGTATTCCTTGGCGATTACACATTTGGTAAGACACCCGAGGAAAGAAGCGGAAGTATCACAGACGGAAACCTCTCACTTGTTGAGACAGGTGTATCTGTATACACATACGCTACAAATCATCCTATCAATACTCACTGTATCGTATCTATGATTGGATTACCTACATTCGAGGGTATGGATAGCGTTATGGTTCTCAAAGTTAAGGAGGATTAAGGCTTATGATAGCAACGCACTCTATAAAGCATGATGGAGTGTGGTATAAAGTCGGAGACGAGGTACCGGAAAGCAATAGCAATTCGGTGCCTTCTGATTTTATGAACCCACCTGAAACACCATACACAAAGACAGAAATTAACAGAATGTCAACAGCCGACCTAAAGAAGCTTGCGAGCGAAAATGGTATTGAAAATGCCACAGAGATAAATGGCAGCGACTTGAAGAAAATGTTAATTGAAAAGTTTGGATTATAAGGAGCTTGGCATGGAATACACCACATTAGAGCAAGTCAAAATCAGACTCAAACAATTTCATATTGATACAGTCACGAATGATGATGAAACAACATCTGATGTGGTAGTGTTCGACAAAAAGGAAGATAACCCACTCATTGAACAGCTCATTAAGCAAGCCACGGAAGATGTAAAAGCGAAAAGGTGCTATCCGGACACTTTCACTGATGATGATATAACTGCCGACTTAAAGCAGTTTGAAAATGTTGTTATCAATCTTGCTGTCTACGACCATTCACAAGCCGGGGAGAACTACATGAGCGCATTAAGTGAGGGCGGAGTGAGCCGTACATGGAAAGACAGAGATAAACTGTTTGTCGGAGTATTTCCTTTTGTCAAAGTGCTATAAGCAAAAGAAGATTGTGCGTTACCATTTTGCTGATGTCGGCAATATGGTAGCAGGCGGCACACATTAAGGGTGGTGGGCGGTGTGCCATTATTAATTATGAAAGGCGGTATATCAATGCCAATAGCAGTAATTATAAGCATTATTTCAGTTGCTTTTTCCGTCTTTTTCGGACTGTTTACGTTGGGATTTAATCTTAAGAACAACAAAAAGTCTGACAATGCAGAACTTACAGAGCGTGTAAAGGAAAATACACGCATAAATATGAAACTTGACACAATATCAAGCAACACAACAGAGATAAAAAACGAAGTTACAGAAATGAGAAAAGAACTTAACTCTCACGATAACAGGATTATTAAGGTTGAGGAAAGTGTAAAGTCGGCGCACCACCGAATAGACGGATTGGAAGAACGACTTAATGAAGATAAGGAGGTATAGCAGAATGGAAATTATGCAGGTATTAATCACAAACATGACAATCGTGTTAGCAATCATCGGGGCATTAGCTTTTATGGTGTCTGTAATTACACAGGTAATTAAGGGCATTGGAGTATTCAATAAAGTGCCTACAGATATTGTAGTATTTGTACTGTCAATCGGTATTACTGTAGCGGCATTTGTTGCTTATATGCAGTATATTCAGATGACAATACTGTGGTATATGATTCTTGCGGCAATTATGGCAGGATTTGTTGTAGCATTTGTTTCAATGTATGGATGGGAAAAGCTGTCTGAACTATGGAAGCGATTTGGCAAGGATGTGAAGTAATATGCTTGACATTAATAAGCAGGCTATGAAGTACGCGCTTCAAGGTCAAACTGTCACAGTCTATGAAAAAGACGAGGACGGAAATCTAAAGTTTTACGAAACGGAGGACGGAGAGAAGATATATTACACCCATGAGGAAACAGGCTTTTCGGAGCCGGTTGATTTTCGGGCAAATATATCGTTTGACGGAGGAGAAGCACAGAACAAGGAATATGGCTTTAATACGGCTGATTTTGACGCTGTTTTGCTGACAGACAGAGGAGAATACCCTTTTAAAAAAGGTGACGTTATTTGGCTTGATAGCGAGCCTACAAAGGATGCCAACGGATTAGTTGATTCAACTTCCGCAGACTTTACAATAGTGGGAGTAAAACCCTCTCTCTATTCGGTTAAATACATGCTCAAAGCAGTTGTGAAAGAAGTGTAATTATGAAACTTGACATTTCCCTAACAGAAAAATCTATACAAGATGCGATAGACAAGCTTGAAAGATACAAAGACCGCTTACAGGACAAGTGCATAGCGTTTGTCGGAGAGCTTGCTAGTAATGGCATTGCTGTAGCACGAGCAAATACAGGCAATTTTGGACACTATATCACGTTTAGTTACGAAATTAAAGACTCTACAGACGGCTGTACGGCTATTGTGCTTGCCACGGAAACAGGGCAGATACAAAGCACATGGCAAACGGCTGACGGACTCAAAACAGTTGATGTATCACCTTTGCTCATGGCTGAATACGGCTCAGGCTGGAAAGCTAAACCACATTTCAATGACACAAGAGGCGGTCAAGGCACTTTTCCAGGACAGACACACGCATTTGACAGCGAGGGCTGGTATTGGAGAGACGAAAGCGGAGAATTGCACCATTCATACGGCATTACACCTACAATGCCGATGTATCGAGCATTTTTAAAAATGGAAAATGACATTATGAAAACGGCACGAAAAATTTTTAGTTGAGGTGATAAAGTGGCGAGTCAAAATCAATGGGTTTACGACCTTGAAAATCTCACATATGCAATTGTGAAAACCCGATGTGAGAAGAAATTGAAAACTAAATATCCCAAGCTAAAATTCACACAAGAGGAACAGTCGGACAGTGCAGTGGCTAGTTTCCCAACAGTGCTAGTTCAAGCACTCGAACCTATAGAACAGAATGAGGATTTAGAGTGCGAAAGAATAAATACAGTATTATTTACGGCACAAGTAATTGTTACAACGAATAAAAGCCGTTCAGAAGCCTTGAATGTGGCACAGACAGTGGCTAATGAATACAAAGCTATGTCATTCAAGCTGACAACAGCCCCATTCGCTAGAAAAAACGGCAAATTATGGACAGCAACATTACGTGCTAGGCGGTCATTTGACTGGAATGATAGATTATAAGAGCTTTTTGGCTCTTATTTTTTTATGAAAAATTAGGAGGTAATACAAATGGCAACAGGTTTAAAAAGTAGAATTGCTTACAAGACACCAACCGCATCCGCCACAAGTGGCGATTATTGGGCTGGAACTTACAAGCTCTTACTTAGAGCAAAATCAATTCCCTCACCATTCGGTTCACAGAACATGGTAGATACTTCAACCCTTGAGGATTTAGTAGAGACACAGGAAATGGGTAGACGTTCAGCCGGCTCTATGGAAGTTGAGGGAGCTTTTGAGAAAAAGTACAAGGATGAGATGGTAACTAACGAGGGCAAGAAGCTTGACTTCATCATTCTCTATGGTACAGATGGAAAAGGTTCAGAGGGTATCTGTGCTTTTATTGGACAGGAATCATTCGTCCCAGACGAGGCTTCTAATGACCACTTAACAGGAACTGCGACTGTATCAGTGCAGACAGTACCTAAGTGGATTGAGGATAACTACGATGTTGCGGTAACGGAGGATGACCAAGGTTATCCAACAGCAATCACACTCACAAAAAAAGGGTGAGCCAATCGGAAAAAGCCGTAGCGGTTGGCTATGATGATAGCACGGCTGACAGCGAACTTGAAGATACAATATAGTAAGGTAATTGAGGCAGTTTTAATACTGCCTCTTTCCCTATATAAATTAGGGAGAAAGGGAAAGATAAAATGAAAATTAAATTAGACGGAAAAGAGTATACAGTTAAATTCGGATATGCACCGGTATATAAGAATAAAATTATCCCAAGGCTCGTAGGAATGGAGCAAAAGGGCGAGGGACTTGAAGTCATTGACAACATGCTTGGATTTTTACCGGAGTTTTTGCTCGTGGGCTTGCAAAAGTTTCACGCTGACGAATTTGGCTTTGATTTTGACGATAAAGAAGCAAAAGAGAAGCAATTAGCGAAGATGTATGATTTGCTTGACGATTATCTCGACCCAGAGAATGAAGAGGGTGGAGATATAATGTCGCTCTACAACGATTTGTCGGCTGAAATGGAGAAAAACAGTTTTTTATCAAAGATGTTGGCGAAAGAGGTACAGACAGCCAAGAAGAAGCCAATCAAGAAGTAAAAGAGCTTACGTGGGAAGTATATTGTAACGAAATCCGCCCATATTGGCTTTTGGCAACTAAAGGCTATGGATTTAGCGTTGAGGACATAGATATGTCTTGTCCGGCTGATTTAGAGCCTTATTCAAAGGCTTATATGCTCGAGCAAAAAGAAGCCGACTCCAACATGTGGGCTTGGTGGGGCACATACGGATTAAGTGCAACTCTTACAGCTATCGACAGGGCATTGAATGGCAACAAAGCAAGAGCAAAATACATTGAGAAATCATTAAATGAGCAATACTCAAAAGATAACGAGCCTAAATACAAGGAGTCTAATGAGGAAATTGCCGTTTATGAGATGAAGCAACGAATTAACGCATTAAGACAGTCAGGATTACCTGAAAGTCCTGATTAATGAGGTGAAAATATGGCATATAAAGGAATTGACGTATCGTCATATCAAGGAAATATTGATTGGAGTAAGGTTAAATGGGCTGGAGTGCAATTTGCAATCCTAAAAATAATCCGCAAAGACCTTAATCCGGATAAAACCTTTGAGCAAAACTGGAAAGGCTGTACTGATGTAGGAATGCCAATACAAGGTGTTTATAACTACTCATACGCTACAACAGTAGAGAAAGCAAAGACAGACGCAAATAAGGTCATTCAGACACTTAACGGACGGAAAACTTTTGTTTGGTTAGATGTTGAGGATAAGTGCCAGCAAGGACTTGGACAGACACTTATTGATATTATCAACACATATCAGAGTGTTATCAAGAGTGCCGGGCTTAACTTCGGTGTATACACAGGGCTTAGCTTTTACAATCAGTACATTGCACCATACGCAAATCAGATTAATTGTCCGTTTTGGATTGCACGTTATCCATCCACTAAGGGAATGTCTATTGGTGATGAACCTAACAGTGCTAAGAAGCCTGTTATTCAACATCCTCTGTATGGCTGGCAGTATTCGAGTGCATTTACTTGTAGCGGTCTGAATAACAGCACTGACGCTAACTTACTCTATATTGAGCTTGATAAGGGTGACGGAATAGAGAACAATCCGGCACCAATAGCAACTCCGACACCAATAGTAACTCCGGTAAAGAATAACGCTTGGAAAGGCAATGAGGAATATTACCTCGATAATGATGATGTAAGAAAATGGCAACATGCCATGAACATCGGATTTGACACAAATGAGCTTAAAGAGGATGGCAGATTTGGAGTTAATTCACAGAGATTTGCTAAAAATCACAATCTGTGGAGCGGTCAGAAGCATAACTGCCCGACAGCCATTAAGTGGCTAAGAAAAACTCTGCATGACAAGTATCATTTTTACAAACTTGATACTGATTACAAAGAGTGGAGTGATTATCTCACTAAATGTGTCATGGTATTTCAAAAGAATAGAGGTCTTAAGCAAGATGGATATGTTGGATTGATTACGACATACTATCTGCTCAAAGACTAAATACATGAGAGCTACTTTAGGGTAGCTCTTTTTTATTACAGGGAGGTGAGAAAATGGCAGAGAGCATTGAGCTTCAAATCAAGTCGGACGCGCAGC